ATGAGAAAATCTCAAATGATTTTTTTGGTTATCACATTTGTATGTTTACTCACAATCATATCCATACCGGAATTCATAAAATCTCTTACGCCAAATGAACACCTTGAAACAAAAAAAATCAAGGGCGGAGGTATTGAATACAGACTCACACAAGGCAACTTCCATGTAGGAAACGATATTCCAGAGGGGTATTATGACGTGACAAGCGATGGTGATAATTATTTTAATGGTACTCAACTTTCAGATGGTGATCAATTTTTAGGTTTGAAACTTTATGATGAAAATATAGCCCAAGTTAGTGGAAAAGGAACAATTAAGCTTGAAAAATCAACTTTTTCACCAGTTAGTAAAGATGGTGATGTCTATAAAATACATCATTCTGGTTACTATACAATTGGTAAACAAATAAAATCTGGAAAGTACATCATTACTTATGAAGCTAGGAATAATGAATCATTAAAGGAAGATCCATGGTTCCAGATCATATCTGATGATTTACAAAAAATTATAGGAGGAGATTCTTTTGGAGATGCCAATCAGTTTGAAATTGACCTGAAGGAGAATACATGGTTGGAACTTAACCAAAGTGGGTTTTCGACTAATAAAAATGTTTCTTTCTTCTTAACACCTGTAAAATAGGCGTAAATTGACACTTAATATTATAAGACTTTGATATAATCTCCTTCTTTCCCCCTGCTCCTCACCGTACGTGCAGCTTTCACCTCATATAGGTTCCTAATCACTCATTTTATGATGATTATATCCTTTCTTTATCTCAAATGAACTGAGACAGAGCATTTTAAAGATTGGTTATCGTCTCGTTTTGGGTTGCGGAAATTAATTTGGATGTTTTGCCCTCCTCTCCCTAAACCCACATTTTGGGGGAAGGAGGGCAAAAACACCAGATAGAATCTTTTATATAAAAGGTGATTTACCGGGATATATTAAGAGCGTGTTTTGCTTATTCAGGAAACGCTCTTTCTTTTGGTTAGTTTATCTAAAGCAACGATAGTAAACTTTATGTGTGCATGGATAAGAGATAGTAGTGTCATTTTATAAATGTTTATTTATCTAAATTGAACCCTTTTAATAAATCCGCAAATGGATTATTAATCGGTTCGGCTTCTTTTTCCTGCTCTTTTAAATACTTCTGAACGGAACGTTTATCCACTTTTCCACCAGACTCTTTTTTACGTCTTGCTTCAAAAGCAGATAGTTTCTCGCGGTATCCGCATTTACATGTGAAGATTTGACCATCGCCTTCACCACGTAGTTCCATTTTCTTTTTACATTGTGGGCAGCGTGCATTCGTTACACGGGCGACGTTCTTTTTATGGCCGCATTCACGATCTTGGCAGACGAGCATTTTGCCTTTTTTGCTATTCACTTCAAGCATTGGCTTACCACATTCTGGACAAGATTTCGTAGAGATATTGTCATGTTTATATTTTTTGTCACTCGTTTTGATTGCACTGACAATCTCTTTTGTGTAATCTTTCATTTCATTGATGAACACATCTTTTTTCAGTTTTCCTTTTGCGATTAGCTCGAGCTTTTGTTCCCACTCAGCTGTTGTCGCAGGAGATTTTAGTTTTTCTGGCACTAAATCTAAAAGCTGACGCCCTTTAGATGTGATATAGATTTCTTTACCGCCGCCACGTTTTTCGAATAAGAACGAGTTGAATAATTTATCGATGATATCAGCACGAGTGGCAACTGTACCAAGTCCTCCAGTCGATTTTAACGTGTCTACAAGCTTTTTATCGTTTGTTTTCATATATTTCGTAGGATTTTCCATTGCTGATAGTAAAGTCGCCTCAGTAAAGAATGCAGGGGGCTTTGTTTGGCCTGACGTTTGAGTGATTAATTTTGTCCTTAATACATCATCTTTTTCAATACGAGGCAATAGTTGGTCTTTTACATCATCTGTTGCTTCTTCATCATCAAAATGGTTTGCATAAACTTCTTTCCAGCCAGAATGAATCACTGTTTTTCCTTTAGCGATAAACTTTTGATCTCCGATTTTCGTTTGCACGGTTAATTGCTCATATTCAAATGCAGGGAATAAAACAGCTAAGAAACGTTTCACGACAAGGTCGTAAATTTTGCGTTCTTTGTCAGTGAAGGATGAAAAGTTTACATAACCTTCAGTTGGAATAATGGCATGGTGATCACTTACTTTACTATCATCCACAAATCCTTTAGACACTTTAATAGGTTTACTTAACACTTTATTTGCAAGAGAACGATATTCACCTACAGCACACGCTTTTAACCGCTCTGGAAGCGTACTAACGATATCAGATGATATATATCGTGAATCTGTACGGGGATAAGTTAAAACTTTGTGTTGCTCGTACAATTTTTGCATAATGTTCAATGTTTCTTTAGCAGAATAGCCAAAGAGTTTATTCCCATCACGTTGTAATTCTGTTAAATCATATAAACCAGGTGCGAATGTTTTCTTTGCTTTGCGTTCAATGGAAACAACAGACGCATCTTTATTTCCAAGTGATTTCACGATTGCATCGGTCTTTTCTTTTTTAAAGCTACGACTATTTCCGTTTGCATCTTGCCACGTTAAATTAAGTCCATCTGTTTTTGCTTCAATTCCATAATAGGTTTGAGGTGTGAAATTCTTAATTTCCTCTTCACGTGCTGCAACCATTGCAACTGTTGGTGTTTGAACACGTCCACAGTTTAATTGTGCATTAAATTTTGTTGTTAAAGCACGAGTTGCATTTAAACCGATATACCAGTCTGCTTCCGAACGTGCTACTGCAGAAATATACAAGTCTTCATAAGCTTTACCAGGCTTTAAGTTATTGAATCCATCTTTAATAGCTTTATCTGTTACAGAAGAAATCCAGAGTCGTTTGATAGGCTTATGAACTTTTGCTTTATCAATAATCCAACGTGCAACTAATTCTCCTTCTCTCCCTGCATCAGTAGCCACAATTACTTCATTTACATCACTGCGATTTAATTGTGTTTTAACAGTATTAAATTGCTTTCCTGTTTGTTTCATGACAACTAACTTCATGTGTTCAGGAAGCATAGGAAGGTCTTCCAGTTTCCATGTTTTATATTTAATATCGTATGCCTCTGGATCTGCTAGTGTAACTAAATGTCCTAATGCCCACGTAACGATGTATTTATCGCCTTCTAAAAACCCATTGCCTTTTTTATTACACTTCAAGACATTTGCGATATCACGTGCAACTGAAGGCTTCTCAGCAATTACTACACTTTTTGACATTTGTTCAAACTCCCTTACTAACTATTTACCGTCTAATATAACATATTTTCAAGGAGGAAATTGCCCCATACACTCCTATTTAGAGGACATAATAGACATTGCTTGTTTGAGAATTTCAACTTCTTTTTTTAAGCGTGAAATTTCATTTAGCTTTTTTGGGAGAAATTGTAGTTTCTATATTTGAATAAATCTTAAAGTAGGAGATATTCCATATTCGTCCCCGTCAGGAACGAAATGTCCTGATTGCGGCCACAAAAAAAGTGTTTCACGTGTAACAAATGCCAGATGCCCGCAATGTCATAAAAAGATGGAAATGCGCGGTCAAGGAGAAGCACAGACATTCACCTGTAAATGCGGTTTTCACGAAAAACTTTCTTCTTACAATAAACGAAAAGGGCAAAATAAAAATCAAAAAGTATCCAAAAATGAAGTATCCAATTATATGAAAAAGCAAAATAAGGAAGAGCCGATCAATACTGCATTGGCAGATGCCTTGGCGAAACTGAAATTTGATAAATAAAAGTAAAAGGATGGAGCAATCGCTCCATCCTTTTTCGGTATATTACTGCTTCGACTAAATTTCATTCAGTACGGTGCCATGTAATTCATATTCAAGTGCTTTGTCAGTGTGTGTGTGTTTATCCGAATCTACTCGTTTGAGCGTACTGAATGGCTTTTGATCACCCGGACTGAAAATTGCTTCATCATTCTCTGGATTCCATAGGCTGTAAATACTCATGATCGTATCTTCCTCCTTTGGATGAGAAGACTAGTAATTCCCATGTTTGATTATCATCCAACTCTTCAATTGACTCTAACGCTGATCACCGGGACTAAACACCGCTGCGTCATTCTCTTTGTTCCATTGGCTTCTGATTGTACTCATCATGCACATCATCTCCTTTGGTGAGAATGTCTTACAGTATTTGTATACCCGGATGGGACAGGTTAAAACATTTATTTTTAAAAAAGGCAGTATCATAACCAAAAACCCATTATTTTTCTGCAGATACGTATCGACGTAATAAATAAAAACTTGATTAGTTTTTTCACGCTGTTCAACGCCTGCATAAGCCTTCTTATTTTTTGAAAAAGTGATATATTCGCTTATTGAAAGAAGGTGATAGATCACTAACGTAAATAAAAGACGGATGTTAAACAGATAAGTATTCCGTTAAATACCTAATGTGCCGTACATATCCTCTTAATGTTCGCTGTCGGACACCTTCAGCTACTTTTGCACGGAGAAAAATATCTAAGGATTCTTGCAGTGTGTATTCAATCGTGAAACTTTCCGTAGTCTTACTGGCAATTTCCGTTCCTTTAACGCTGTTCCACGCTGTTTAATAACGTGTTTTTTCATAAAAAAAAGCACCTCTAGACATAGAAAAGTAATAGAGAAATGGAATATCACTGTTTCCTACATACAGATGTGCTTTTATCCTACATATACGGCTTTAACGGTCATACCAACAGAAAAAACCCTGCTATAACACGGAAGAACCGCATTATAACAGGGCTTATAAACTTTAGCGTCCCAGATAGGAATCGAACCTACGACCTACAGCTTAGGAGGCGGGCTATCTGGTTAGGAACCTATCAGACTAACTTTAGTTAATCCTTGTCGTATGAAGGATTTTAGAACATGAATATGATTAATTCGGTCCATTCAGAATTTATTATGATGAGTTCCAACCCCATTCCGACCCCAAAATAACCCCTTATGCTTTTTTCTCAAATAAGGTATCAAAGTGGGATGCTGCTGTTTTATCTGCTTCTTCCAGAACATGTCCATATATATTCATCGTTGTAGAAATATCGGCATGACCCAATCGCTCACTTATCACTTTTGCATGAACCCCTTCATTTATAAGCAGAGTAGCAGAAGTATGCCTTAAATCATGAAAACGAATATATTTTAATTCATGTTTAATTAGAAACCGTCTCCACCATTGACCAATGCTGTCAGGCCTAATCGGTTTTCCAAATTCATTTCCAAACAAAAAGAAGTGATCCGGCCATTCCCACAATCCTCCGACCTTTAGCTTTTCTTGTTTACAAACTCGTTCCAACCTTTTTAACATCGTTATTAACTTTTCAGGAAGAGTAACTGTTCTATCTTTTCCGGTTTTTGTGCCTTTAATCACCACGCCTACACCTGTAACTTCTGTGATAGCTTGCTCAATACGGATTGTTCCCTTTTCAAAGTCTACATGCTTCCATTCAAGCCCGGCAATTTCACCTTCACGAGCTCCAGTAGATACAGCTAATAAAATCAGTGTTTGCCAAAACAGAGGTTTACCCTCTAAAAGCTGCATTAGCTGTGATAATTCCTCCTTTGAATATACATCTGACTTTTTTGATTTTCCCTTTGGCGGCTTAGCCCCAACTGCAGGATTTTCAGGTATGAGTTTCCACTGTTTTGCACAAGAAAGAATGTTGTTAAAAGCTTTAAAGCAATTAAGTATAGAAGACGATGATAACTTACCTGGCTTATCGTCTAAACGTTGACCATCTTTTTTCAACTCGTTTATAAAATTAACCACATGAATGGTCTTGATCTCAGTTAATTTGAAATGTCCATATTTGGGCATTATCCTTGTTTGCAGGATACTTTCATAATTTCGTAAAGTGTCAGGGGATAAGGTATCCTTTGCATGTTTTTCTAGCCATTGAGGATAAAAAGCGGATAAGGTCATTTTATCTTCGGCTTTAAAATATTTACCTGTTAAAATTTCGGCTTCAAATAGACTTAGCAATTTTTTTGCTTCTTTAGGATTTTTTGCTTTTACCGTTTTTCGCTCACGAATTGCTACACCTTTTTCATCATATCCCAAGTTAACAGTTAAACGGTAACTACCATTTCCTCGGTTTTCGATATTCGCCAAAATTTCCACAACCCTTCAAATATATTCGTTTGTCAGCAATGATTGCCGACAGTTCCGCCGACAATCCTTCCGACAGTTCTTCCGACAATCCCACCGACAATCCTTCCACATTAATTAAACTAAACTAAACTAAACATATATAAAGATGATAAAGAGAAATCAATCAATGCTGTTTCTCCTTTTCACTAGGAATTAGATAATCAGGGATCTCCATATATTTTTCAATTTCATATTCCCATTTACCATCAACAACCCGAAGGTTATTGAGCAAGGGTATTTTAATCATGTTTCCACCAAATTGTTCGCACTTTTTTATTTCCTCTTTAAGGTTGACTCTTGATACCCCATGTTTCTTTTCCACTCTAACCATCCTCCAGTAATTAGTTTCTAATACTAAAAAATTGATAATTTCGAAAACTCTTTAATTGATTGCGGTAATGTTCGAGTCTTGTTTCTGCAAATTCTAAAGTTACGTTAAAAGTATTGGCTACAAAATAAATGGCCTGATTACGATTCGCTGGAATTTCTAAATTTTGTAGCATGAAGGTTGGTATACAAAAGTGATATGCGAAATGATTTGCTTGGTACTCCTGTAATTCTAAAAAAAGTTTAGACATAGCAATTTGATTTCCAGCGTGCCGTAAGATATGACAAAGCTCGTGAGCAAATTCCTGCCATTGTTCTTGTTCTGTAAGTCGTTCATCTAAAATGATTTCGTTTTTGTAAAATCTGCTGGATATTTTTTCGAATGTTACAACTAAACCTAAACGGGCCCCAATTTCTAAAAAGTCTAATTGTCTTGGGTGGAAAATCCCAAGTTCAAAATAAAAATTATTAATCCAATCTTCTAGCATAGATGAATGATACTTCATGTCGGTCCTCCAAACGGGAATGTATGTTCTGTTTTGTGTTTAAAAGAAAAGCCCATGTTAGGGCGAAAGGATTTATTTTAATAATTTCTGTTTTTGCTCCTGGAATTCGTCATCCGTTAAAATTCCTTCGTCTCTTAGGGTTGCTAATTTGCGCAGTTCATCAGCGACGCTTGGAATAACTGGGTCAGGGTCCTCCTCGATATTAATTTCAGAAGGCGATTCAATACTAGTTGGAATTTCGCCCTTCGAAATGTCTTTGACGAGTGTAACAATACGATCCAAGCTATTTTTTGGGATATTTCGGATGGTTCTTTTCTTAGAACCAAATGTGCCTTTTACGGTTAAGTAAAGAATGCCTAATTCCATTTGAGCAGCTCCGAATACATCTGGAGCAATATCAAAATCTACTTCAGTAATATCTTTATACTGAATGGCCTCTGATTCAGCCCCTCCAAACATTCCACCTTTCATAGAAACTAACACGAGTTGTTTATCGGTAATCACTAAAAAACCTGTTTTCGTTAGTTTAGGATCAGCTGAAGTGAAAGAATAAATCTTTTCATCTTCATTAAGAGTCTTTTCGAGATCTTTTATAGCAAACTCATAAAACTTCCGTTCCATTTTGGGGAACTCTAGAGATATCTGTTCCATTTCCTTTAAAGTAACAGGGTATTCTATAATCCCAAAACGATAGTTCAGCTTGGTATACTTCGTAGTCATTTTACTAGTACCCCCCTTATTTTTTTCCTTTATCTCTTTCCTGGATGAATTCCCAAAAACGAATTAGTTCTTCAATCTTTTCTTCAGGTGCATCCTGAAGATCTTTGAAAAAAATTTGTGCTTTAGGATTTAAAAACTCCCGCCACATCTCGTCTGGGGAATTGCTAAACTGGTTTCCAGTGATTAAATAATCAATTGATACTTCAAAGGAGTCAGATATTTTTTTGAGGGTTTCATAATCAGGCCGTCTTTCGTCTCGTTCATACATACCAATAGTACTTTCGCTCAGTGAAAAGATCTTTCCAAATTCTTTTTGTGATATTCCTTTTTCTTTTCTTAAAGATTTCAAACGATCTCCAAATGTACTCATATTATCACCTAATTATTATATTAACACGATGTGTGTTTTATTTATCTAATTCCGCACAAAATGTGTTGACAACACAAAGTGTGCGGTATATTATGAGTACATAGCAACACGAAATGTGCGGAAGGAGGGCGGAAAAAATGAACAAAAAACTCATTGGTAAAAGATTAATTAACCTACGGGGCCAAACATCAAGGGAAGAAGTAGCTTCCAGCGTTGACATTAGCGTTAGTGCATTACAGATGTATGAGAATGCTCAAAGAATTCCACGTGATGAAATTAAATGTAGATTAGCCGATTATTACAAAATCAGTGTTCAGGAACTTTTTTTTAATGATAAACAACACGAAGTGTGCGGTGATAAAAACTCAGCCTAAGGAGGCGATCATTTGAATCAGGAAAAGAAAATTTTAGAACTTGAAAAACGTATTGATCTTCTTGAAAGGAAAGCCACCGCGGCAACGGCGGCATTCTTTAAACCAGAAAGTGAAAATGGCGTTCTAATCAAGTCTTCAGTTACCAAAGGTAGAAAGAAAAGAGGAACAATTGAGCACTACTGATCTTTGTTTTCATAATAGTTGATTACAGCTTTAACTAAGTTTTCTGTATAGCGCTCATTATGCGCCATAGCTGATTTAACCTTATGATCCACGTACTCAAAGAATTGTTCAGTCGAAAAAATTTCAGAAGTGTCAATTTTAGTATCTTTCTCATATTGTTCAATTGATTTTTGATAAACACGTTCCGCAATGCTTTCGTAGATTTCATCTTTCATATTTACACCTCCAATCCTTGACATAATTCGATAGGAAGTGAGGAAAAACCTTTTTAGGAGGTACACCATGAATCAAAAACAAAAAGATAAAGTCGTCAATGAACTTATTCAGATACTTGTTAAAAACCAAGTAAGTTATGCAGATGTCAATCAAATACTTAAAGGCCTGGAAGAAGAATTAGAACAAATGTCTCTGCAACAAATCATTCAAATACCATAGGAGGTGCATCCATGCCTAAGCCCTTAACAGTAATGGAAGTCGCGAATTTCCTTGGCGTACACTCCGATACCATATACACCATGGTTAAACAAAAACAAATTCCTCATTTCCGTGTCCGGCGGCGCATTCTTTTCAGTATGGAAGCTATCAATGCTTGGATACGGGAGCAGGAAGCTAATTACGAGAAGGAGGTCATCTAATGAATCAATTACAACCAATTAAATTAAAAGGACAACGAGTACTAACCACTTTACAATTAGCCGAAGCTTATGGAGTTGAAAGACAAATCATCGTCAATAACTTTAATCGTCATAAGGATCGTCAAGTTGAAGGGAAGCACTATATCCCATTAACTGGTGAAGCTAAGAATGTATTTCTTAACCAACATCAAATTGATTTGGGTTCAAAAAACGCTCAAATAATATATCTCTGGACAGAAAAAGGTGCTTGGATGCATGCCAAATCATTAAATACAGACCAGGCATGGAACGCTTATGAAAAACTAATTGATGGTTATTATTCATTACAAGAAAATGTTGTCCCCTTAAACGACAAACAATCTTTAATAGCTCTTATGAAACTATCAACAATTACTGCAGAAGAAACGGAAGAACTTAAATTAGTAACCTCTGTACACTCCGAAAAGTTACAGGAACTTGAAACAAAGGTTGAAGAACAAATCACCTTGGATCATGGTGAACAACGTCGTCTTCAAAAAGGTGTAGCGCGCCGAGTCTATGAAGTCACAGAAGATAAGAAAGAAGCTGCCAGGCTATTCCGTGAACTTTACCGTGAAATCAAAGATCGATTCGGCGTTGCTAGCTATAAGGACGTTAAAAGAAAAGAGCTTCAGTCGGCGATTAGCTACATAGAAAACTGGGTGCCGAGGAAGGTTTCTTAATAATATCTTAGCAAATTTTACAAATGACACTGGTAGGAAGGGTATGAAAAGCCATGAAAGTTGGTAGGGCAGCAAATGCTGTTAAAAATGCAAGAAATGAAATTAAGGCGACTCAACTAGAACTTTCATTCGATATTCACGAATCAAGAGAGGCAGTATCTCAACAAGAAAATGGCCGGTATCGAGTACAGCCTAATATTGCAAGCTATTTTGCAGAAAAACATAACAACCCATGGGTGGCTATAGAAGCTGCCCACGAATACACACATTGGGGTGTCTCTAAACTCGACGGTGAAGCAGCAGACCTACATAGAAATTCCACAGCATTGAAATTTAGAGAAGAATTAGAAGAAGCCATATACGCAATGGATAAAGCGATGAAAAAATTGGCCGTTAATCCAAGCCATATACAGTCAATGGATATGGAAATAATAGAGAAATCCATTCAGGAAAGTTTAGATGTAATTACCGCCAGTAACCACTATGTAGCAATTATATGTAAGGAATACGGGATTTCGTGGATGAAAATGTGGACCCAACATAAAGTGAAGCTTATACAGAGGAGGTTTTTAAAAAAATGAAGATAAAGGCAGGAGAATGGTTAAGCCTCTCAGGGATGACTAAGCAATACCTACTAAAAAAGTTCACAAAAAAAAGCAGTTGAGTTTACGCCTCAACTACTCATTATTCGATAAATACATTTTAGCAGAGTTGCTCTGTTACGGCAAATATTCGTTCCTGCCGTCGGTCCTAGGAGTGAGTGTCCCCCACCTCTCATATCATTCATTCTTAGGCCGGACGGTGTGAATGAAGCACCTAATGTGAGAAAGAAAGGAGAAATAGACAAAAAATAACCCCTGTTCGCAGCAGGAGTTAGTGGTTTTAAAAAAAGTATTACCGTCATTATATCACTGATTGACGATCATGGTAAAGGAGGGAAAGTCGTGTACGTTGACACGAAAGAACGCGGATTGATTCTGGAACCTCTAAATCCAGATAATAAACCATTATTCCATTTTATTGTTAAGTATCAGCCAACGCTAGATGGCAGCAGGTTATTCGATGACTTAATTGATGTTTATCAAGCACAGGAATTTGAAGCAAAGGTTAAATATGAGGAGGAATTTGAGTGGGCCAAAAATTAAATTTATTGAATATGACATTAAAAAACTTTAAAGGCATTCAACAATTTACGCTGGATGCACAGGGTGAAAACGTTAAAGTGTTCGGGGATAATGCTACAGGTAAAACTACGTTGTTCGATTCGTTTGTATGGCTTTTATTTGATAAAGATAGTCAAAACAAAAAGGATTTTTCCCTTAAAACATTGGACGATTCCGGACAAGAAAAACACATGCTCGAACACGAAGTCGAAGGGGTATTTTTGCTAGATGGTAAGCAATTGACACTTCGCAAGGTGTTTTCTGAGAAATGGACAAAGAAACGCGGTGCACCTAAAGCGGACTTTACTGGACATACAACCGATTACTTTATTGACGGTGTGCCAGTTAAAAAGAAAGAGTACATGGACAAAGTGGACGCCATCGTTAAAGAAGATATTTTCAAGCTATTAACTTCACCTACTTACTTTAATGAGCAGGTTAAATGGCAAGATCGTCGTAAAACACTCTTAGAATTATGTGGAGATATATCAGAAGAAGAAGTGATTGCTACGGATAAATCACTTTCTGTCCTTCCTAGTATATTACAGGGTCGTACAATTGAGAACCATAGAAAAGTAATTGCTGCACGTCGTACGGAGATAAACAAAGAATTAGAAAAGATTCCTGTAAGAATTGACGAGATTCAAAGGAATTTACCTAATTTAGACGGTTTGAACAAACAGTTGCTAGAGGATGAAATCAACCATTTAAATAGTGAAATCGATGAAAGCATGACTCAAATCAGCAATACTCGGAATGGTAAAGCTGTATCCGATAAACAAAAAGCAATTCAAGAAATAGAAATTGAATTACTTCAAATCAAGCGTGATCATGATTCAGATTCAAAGGATCAAGTGTATCAGTTAAAGGCACGTATTCAGGAAGAACAATCTAATGTCTCTATCTTAAATTCAAAGCTGGAGAACGTTAAAAATAGTAAGCGTCACAATGATGACAATATCAATAGAATTGAAGAAAGTCTGGTTCAATTACGCCAAGAGTGGTTTGAAGTAGATTCGCAAAAGTTCACTCATAACGACCAGTGTGAATGCCCATCATGTGGACAAGCACTTCCAGAAGAAAAGGTAACGGCTGCCAGGGAAAAGGCGCTATCTCAATTTAATTTAACAAAATCAAAAAAACTTGAAGACATTCAATTGAAAGGTAAGCAAGGCGGGGAACGTAAAGAGGAATATAACCAAGAAAATGAAAAGCTTGCCAAGGAATATGAGAAATTAAATGGTCAAATCGCTGAGAAACAACTGCTTCTAAAAAAAATGAATAATCAACTTGGAGAGCTTCAAGGGCTGGTTACAGATGTATTGGATAATCCTTCTTATGTTGCTAAATTGCAAGAGAAAAAGGCAATTGAAGTTGAAATAAAACAGCTTCAAGAGATGTCAGAAAGTGCGGTACAAGATATTCAATCGGAAATCACTGTTACGAAATCTAAACGTGACCAACTACAAGGTGAAGTTGGGAAATTCCAACTTGCAGAACAAGGGAATAATCGAATTGAGGAGCTTTCCCAACAGGAAAGACAGTTGGCTGCTGAATTTGAAAAACTTGAACAAGAACTTTATCTTACAGAACAGTTTATTCGTTCAAAGGTTACTCTTCTTGAAGAAAAAATTAATAGTCGTTTCAGGTATGCGAGATTCAATTTATTTAAAACTAACATCAATGGCGGTTTGGAAGAGGTTTGCGAAACAACCTTTAAGGGTGTCCCATACTCAAGTGGTTTAAATAATGCGGCCAAGATTAATGTCGGGTTGGATATCATCAATACACTATCCGATCACTATGGATTTTCTGCACCTATCTTTATTGATAACAGTGAGGCCGTAACTAAATTAATAGATACAGAGGCACAAACGGTTAGCTTAATAGTATCTGAAATCGATAAAGAGCTAAGAGTTGAAAGTACTGAAAATTTACAGGAGGCGATTTAATATGTCAGAACAACAAGCGCAATATTCAACTGCACTAACAAAAATAAGTAATACGTTCTTTCCAATGATTGAGAACCAGCTAACCGGAAATGGATTAAATATGGATCATTATTCAAAGCAATGTGTCATGAGTGCCATTTCAAGTATCAACGCCGTTCTTGATTCAAAGGGTGTTAGTTGGCAAGATCCTCAATTAGACAAGAGTAACGTTACTCAAACGTTATTAACAGTTGCATCACTTAAATTAAACTCAGCTGCAAATCCTCGAGAAGTTTACTTTCAAATGCGTAATAGCAAAAAGAAAGTAGATGGTAAGGACGTATGGATCAAGCAGATTGAAATGGGAATTGAGGGAGACGGCAACGACGCCATCCTCTCCAATTTTGGACGGGGAGTAAAAGATGTTCACCAATACTGGTTAGTTCGTTCAGAGGATATGTTCGTTTATCCCACTTATCGAGGTATTGAGATGGACCCTCCACAATGGCAACCAAAGGGTAAAGGAGAAGTTGTTAGAGTAGTATACCCAATCACTAAAAATAATGGTCAAACAGAGTACCATATCGCTGAAAGAGAAGATGTTTCTAAAAATCTTATTGCTCATATCAATAATAATTTAATGAATGAAACATTTGGAATTGCGAAAGACCGTTATAGCGCAACCGTCGAACAAAAGAAACAAATTGATACAAAGAAGCGTGAAATCTTAAATAAAGTAAAGGAACTTGGACTAGCTTCATTAGATGAAGAAACTGTTCAACAATACATCAGTCCAGCATGGAAGGACCCGCAAAGCCGCGAGTCCATGATAATACGAAAAATGAGAAATAATGTCGTGAAAAAGATTCCAAAAGACTTTGGAAATGCATTTGTAGAAATGACATACAGCGAAGCAGAAGACGAATCATACGCTCAACATCGTAGGGAAGTGAATGACAACGCAAATCAGGAATTGTTGGATTTTGAACCGATAGCTCCCGACAGTCAACCAGAGCAAAAAGACACTGAACCAATAATCGAAGTTCTGGATCCATCGCAAGAAAAGGATATTATTAATCAGGATTTTGAAAAGCATGAACAAACAAATTCAGGTTCTACCAACAATAAGGGACCAGGGTTCTAATGATTGAGATTACCGCCCTTGCCTCTAGCTCGAAGGGGAACTGTTACCGTGTTACAGACGGTCTTACACCCCTTCTTCTGGAATGCGGGATAAATTACAGGGAGATTCAAAAGGGATTAAACTTCCAAATGTCTGAGATTGCTGCTTGCTTAGTCACTCATGAGCATGGAGACCACTGTAAGTCCATCAAAGATGTTTTAAAGGCGGGAATCGACTGTTACATGTCAGCAGGTACAGCAGAGACTATTAATGTCCAACATCACAGAATACATAGAACAGCAGCGAAAAAACAATTCCAGATTGGGACGTGGACTATCCTGCCATTTGACGTACAGCATGATGTCAGTGAGCCATTAGGGTTTTTACTTGTTAACCAGGCTGGAGAGAAGCTTTTATTCGCTACCGATACCTATTACATTAAGTACCGGTTCCAAGGGCTTACGCACATTATGGTGGAGTGTAATTACTCACTTGAAATCCTCAATGAAAATATTGCGCGAGGAGTAACTCCAAAAGTAATGAAGCCAAGGTTGCTTAGATCACATTTTAGTTTGGAAAATGTGAAGGAGTTTTTTAAAGCAAATGATTTAAATAACGTTCAGGAAATATGGTTGCTCCATTTAAGTGATAGCAATAGCGATGAAGTGCGATTTAAAAAAGAAATAGCGGAGCTTACTGGCAAGATCGTTCAGGTTCCGTAAAAAAGAGAGGGGGATCACCATGAATTACATAAAGCTCATTAATGCGTTCTATGATCGGCTCGAGACGAATCCACTCAGCACATCGGCAATTGCTTTATGGCACGCCTTAGTGCACGTAAACAATAAGGCAGGATGGCAGAGAGAATTCTCAGTAGCTGTTTCGGTGCTATGCATTAAGACGGGCCTCTCTCCAAGAACCATTAATGATGCCAGGAACGCGTTGAAAATAAAAGGCTTTATCGATTTTAGGTCTCGTAAGGGAAATCAAGCAGCTATTTATACTTTGGTGGATTTGTCGGCAACTATTGCCGACAAACCTGCCGACAGTTCTTCCGACAAACCCATTCCAAGCAAGGAAGAAGAAAAGGAATTAAATGCTTTCCAGTTTTATGAGCAAGAAGGTTTTGGAACCATCAGTGGATTTACTGCAGAAAGATTAGGTTCTTTGATTGATGATTTTGGTGAAGCATCATTAATAGCAGCTATGCAGGAATCAGTCTTACATGGAGCTCGAAACTTAAAATATGTAGAAGCCATTTTGATAAATCCTAATAAGAATTCAAAGGAGAAAAGGAGGGGGAAAGTGCAGAATGCTAAGAAAAATGAGTCTACAGGAGCCTTACTTGAAAAATACGACTTCGGTACCCGTTTCGGATAAAAGGTGCGGCGATTGCCAAAAGTTAATGTTCTTGGACGGTTACGGAAAGTCATTCTGTTGGTACTGCGAAGAAATTAAAGGACAAGATAGGAAATTAGCCAAAGAAACTGAACTTCTTCACCAAAGGAAGCAGATAAAGGGCTTATACGAGGAGTTTGCTGAGAATAGTTTAATCAACGAAAAGTTGAAGAAAGCAACATTCACCAATTTTGTTCCTCCTTCTCCGGATCTAGAAAAGGCAAAACATGATTATATAGAATTCGTAAAAAATTATGATCCTGATAATCCCCAGAGTCTTTTAGTCATCGGGAATTATGGTACTGGGAAAAGCCATTTAGCTGTCGCAGCTACTAAGGAATTTATGAAAAAGGAAAGATCTGCTTTGTTTATCCAGGTAAATAAATTATTTACGAAAATAACTTCTACATGGAATAAAAATAGCGAGTTAACAGAAGGGAAATTGATGGATATTATAGCTTCTGTTGATCTTTTGGTAATCGATGATTTTGGTGCAGAATTTACCGAAAAGGATAAATCCCAAATTACTTGGAAAGTAACAAAAATGAATGAAATTATAGATTCACGTTGTGGTAGATCTACTATTTTCACAACAAACTTCACTATTTCTGAACTATCTGGCATGTACGGAGAAAGAGATTTTTCCCGGATGATTCAGGATGCCGATCCGATTGAGATGTACGGGGATAATTATAGATTACGAAAATTCCAGAAATAGAAGGAGAATTTAAATGTCTCAATTAAATTTATTAGGTTTTAATGGCCTGGCGCCACATTCGATTATTTACTGGCAGCAAGGCGGGGAGGACCAATCAAAAACAGTCTGTTATACGCCGGATGAAGAAAAGTGGGCACTTGATCGATTCAATACAGCTGGTGATTTTTATTATAAAACTTATGACAAAGCCGTTGTGAATTATGGGGATGAGATTGTTGATTATCCTCATTCCCTAAGAAAGGGGGCATGATTGTGAGGGAAATTAAGTTTCGGATGTTTGATACAGAAGAAAAGGAATTCATGAGTGGCTGCCGGATTATTGAAAGTCGTATAAATGATTTAAATAAAAAAGGTAGATTTATCTTTCAACAGTGGACCGGATTAAAAGACAAGAACGACAAGGAGATTTATGAAGGGGATATTATCAAACGTGAATTTGAAATTGGTCATGTAGTTATTGATCCTGTTACTTTGGGCGCTGAAGGTTATGAGATAGAGAATTCAGGATATTTTATTGGAGTTGTCAGTTATAGGCCATCGGAAGGTTACGTGCTCAACAAGTGCAAGAAATTCAATGATGATGATGAAATCCTATCTAAGAAAAGTGGCGTAAAAATATATGCGAACTATGCAGAAATAATAGGTAATATTTACACAAATCCAGAGTTGCTGGGGGTGAAAGCATGATTTGTCCGGTGTGTAACCGCCCATTAAAAAGCAAGAAAAGCATTGCCAAGGGTATCGGTCCTGTTTGCGAAACAAAGGTAAAAAAGATGGAGAATGAAGCTCCTGAGAATCAAATTAAGATGGAATTGAAGGTGAAGTAATGCCAGTCAGTAAATACGGCAACAAGAAGGTCACCTTGGATGGCCATACATTTGATAGTAAAGCTGAGGCGAAATACTACGAGCAGCTTAAGTGGTCTCAACTCCATAACCAAATTTTATTTTTCCGAATACAGCCTCGGTTTCTTCTTCAGGCGGCTTTCAAGAAGAACGGAAAAACTTTTCGGAAAATTGAATATGTTGCTGATTTTGAAGTGCACAACCTTGATGGATCCATTGAAGTTATCGATGTAAAAGGCGTGGAAACGGAGGCATTCAAGATTAAGAGAAAGCTATTTGAAAAGATTTACCCGCATAAGCTTTCTCTTCTCACCCTAGATGATACATACGGCTGGATTGAGCTGGATGACCTCAAGAAGCGTAAGAAAAAAGCAGGGAAGGTAAATGCTAATGCAAAGGCGCGTAAGCCGCGAATGGGTCCTCCTGTTTCGAAGAGAAGGCGTGCATAAGGTATTCGTTTATGAGCCATTGCGAAAGAAGGAGCTGGCCAACCGGATCCGGAGAGGTTGGAAGGTAGTAGGTTAAGGCTTTGTTATAAATGCTGTTAATCAAATAAACCTGAGGGAGAGAAAAAAATGAACTTAGAAAACAATATTAAAGATGTAATCACTAAGAAGTTAGAGGAAGGATTTGTTGAGAAGCTAATCTCCGAACAATTAGAAATTGGTGTTAAAAATGCTCTTAAAGATTTACTTGGTTCTTATGGGGATGTAACGAAAGTAATTGAAAAGCAAGTAAAGTCAGTTATGGTTCCTTACCTTGAAAGCTACGACTATTCGAAATATATAACAAAACTGGATTCTGTTTTGGTAGATGTTCTAAAAAGCTCAGCTTTAGAAAACAAAAAGTTACTTGAGAACTTTAAGGAGTTAATGATTCCAGAGCCAGAAAAGACTATCAAAGTGACGGATCTCTTTGAACGATGGATCAAATATGTAGAAAATAATGTTGAAACTGATGGACTTGAAGTTTGCTATGATGATGAGCCCTCTTATGAAAACGTGGAAGTGCGTTTTGAAATAGATTACAACAACGAAAGGTCTTGGAGTGACATGGAACGTGCAGTATTAGTATTTGAATGTGACCATGATGAAGAGATGAATGTCGAAATTAACATTCATCGATGGAAGAAGTTTGATAAAGAAGAATGGACAATTGATTATGATTCTGTTCATGATCTAAATTCTCTACGACACATAGATGAATTTGAAATCTTAATGATGAAGCTAAAACAAAATTACACAAAACTTATACTCGATTCTGATGGAGATAGTGTCGAAGTAGAACCAGAGGCAAGACCTGAAGCAAGCTTTTATTAATGTGTAATTTAAGCAACAGTAGACACAAACTGTGCAGATAGGAGTCCATGAAATAACGAATTATTCTTTTTTAGTTACAAAATTAATAAAGAGAACGGATAGTACTATCCATACGACAATCACTACGATCACGAAGTACCCTGTATTGATGAAATTTTTATAAACCCATGTATCATACATTAATATCACCTCGAGTTCCCCTTAAAGGGAAAAGTAACGAAAGATATAAATAGATGCAGTAATAAAGTGAAATATAAGTATGTAAAGTGAAATTATTTTAACTAAAAACAGGTTTAGCACCTCTCATAATATCAATAAACAGCTGATAAAATTGAAAAATTTTCATTAAACATAAGACTTCTAATAAATTGCAGAATTTTTATTATTCCTATTTTAATTTGTTATTATTCAGACAATGAAAAAATTCAAGTCACAGTCCGAATAAACAGGGAGGTTGAGGCATGAAACCAATGGAGGAAATAACAGCGATTGCACACAAATTACCATTGGAAGTTTTGCAGGATATTGATGGACGCATTAGAGATTGGTTAGCGTCTGGAGGGAATGAGGATCATCCGTATATTGAACAGCAATTAAGGTTTGCGCGGCATTTTGCAAACGTGAATAAGGCGGGGAACGAATAAAGGAGGTTTTAAACTTGGGTTGCCTAACATGTGGAAGCATGAAAAACGAAGGGAAATGGGTTTGTGATAAGTGCGATGTCAAGATTATGAAGGAGGGATCTAAAGATGGCAGCAAACGAAACTTCCAGAGAGGAATTGCTTTTGCGTGATGTCAATATTCAGTTTTGGGAGCTACGCAGGGTTAGGGAGGAAAACGATCGATTAAAGGAAGAAAACAAGCAGTTGAAGGTCATTAAACAAGCTTATGAAGCGTTGAAGACAGCCTTATAGTGAAGGAGATGGATGGGGATGTTGGAAATCGGTCAGGTATATCACTCCTCGTTGGACGGACAACCAGTGGTTTTTTTAGTAAATGACTATTTCGACAACAGGTACCGGTTTGATTTCATCGGATTTTGTCCTGAAACAGGGAGAGAAATCCGTAAGATGGGCAGATGGTACAATACCTTTTCTTTCATCCAGGACGCATACATCCAAGAGTACGACACATCCTTCTTAATTGATTTAGCTCTCAAGACACAAGACAAGGATTGGTTCAATCAACTATTAAACTACCAAAAGGAGGAATTAGCTTGAGCCAAGTACATGTTTGGTACATGTCTGAAAAAGAAAGGCTTGCTTACATCGAAAAGCATCCGATTATACCAACAAAAAGACCTAAAATACCTGCTTTTTCAAATCTCAGCGAATATGGGGAAAGAAGAAAAAAGGAATCTATTAAAAAGTAAAAAATTCCCCGTCTGCAAACGGGGAATCCGAGATTTCTCTATACATCCTATCTTAATTTTACCACAGGGAGGAATCTCAATGAAAGAAGCTGCCGATTTAAAAATGTATGCCGAAGTTGATTTAATGGATAACAACAAAATGTACCTGGTGAAGGACGGACAATTGATTGAGCACGATCTTCCCACATATGGGGAGACGGTCATCATTACGCTTGGAGGAAAAGTGGATCGTTTAGAAACTACGGTGAAAAGGAAGGTTTGACACAAAAAGTACGGAAGGAGAAAGGATGAAAATAGAAATAAAGATTGAATGTGAATGTGAATCAGAATTTACAATCAAAGTACCCGATTGCTGTTATGAACCTAATAACAAAAATCCATTTGTACTTAATTGTCCATACTGTCAGGTGCCAATTAATCATTATTTCCATATTCAAAAGATAAATCAAGATGAATACAACGGTGAAATACTTTAGACACAAATAGTGACAGAAAGGAGTGAGATTGTGGAAATAACATTTTTTGTACTAATAGAAGGTAATGGCCCTATTGTCGTAACCGTTAAAGATGATGTGAATAGACCAAACAATGCTGACTGTCACAGTGTTTTGGAGGCATGGAAAACAGATAATTATGGATATAGACCATACGACTATTGGGAAATCGATATTTGTGAAAAATACAGAATCTAATGTCGTAGTACGAATAAAATATGAATTTTATAAGCTCAACCAAAAACTGGAGGGCACTGAGTAAGCTAACGCTTATTTGGTGTCCTTTTTATTTGTCTAAGGGGGCAAAGGGATGAATCAGAAGATCAAAAAGCCAATAGCAGCAAGTAAGGTTAAAGAACTCAGTCATCGCGAATTGGAAGAGTTAATGGGGAAATATAAACCTACATTGGGACGTAGTGGTGGAGCTTTAAAACATAACGGGAGGTCGATTATACGATGACAGCTGAAATGGAAAATCAAGTAGTGGAATGGATTCGTGATTACAATTTTATGCTAAGGGAAATCGCTAGGCTTAACCGATTATTAAATAGTGTTCATATTGGTCAGAAACTTACGGCTACTTATGGAATTGAGGCTACCTTACCAAAAGGGAATGGCGGCATTAGTCAGGCGGAATTAAGGCAAATGGACATCCGTGAAAGGCGTTTATATCGATATGAAATGATTATTGAATTTTTAGAAACAGCTTCTGAGGACTTTAATGACGAAAGACAAGAAATTATTTTTGATTGCATGATAGAGGGGATGTCGTACTCTTCAATCGCGATTCATTTAGGCTGCTCCAGGGATACAGTCAGAGAAGTCAAAAACGTCATAATCGGCAATATCGTCAATAAAGTCAAAAACGACTGCTTTCTGCAAAAGTTGAAATCCGTCAAATTGGCAGTGTAGAATGGAAGGCAGGACGGGGAGTAGGAAACTTTCTCCAGTTATGAACGGAATATGGCTAGAGCGTCACCTTTCGGTGGCGTTTTTTGTCTATAAAAAAGGAATATGCTATTATCCTCCCGAATTAATGTATTAAAAAGGGGGATTTTTATTATGGCTATAGACTATCAAATGTTTATCGGAAGTTATTACAGGTTTAATGTACAAGGTAAATCAATCGAAACACTTGTTGAGGATGCATTTAATGTTTTTCGTAATTACAAATTTATTACTGAGCATAAAGAATTCTATGCGAAAAATTTATTTAATGAAGAAGTTAAATCATTATACTTTTTTACAGAAAACCAATTCATTGAAGTTGGTATCGATTTAGAAAATGTTAGCTTAGAGGCAATTGATTATAAAAAGGTTACAAATGTTAAAATGAAGTTTTTTTCACATAATCATTATGCTCTAGGAATGAAGTTAGATGATGGAAGAGAAATTATATTAGATAATCAAATTGATACAAATACTCATCATTCTTTTAGTTTTATTAAGAAAATCAACAATATTCATACTATATTAGTCGGAAATATTTAAGGTTGCTAACGCAGCCTTTTTTTCTTTGCTCCAAAACAACTCTAATACTAGGAGGTGGCAGGTGATGTAAATGGCTGAAAACCATGTTAAAGCAGAGAAGGACTATGTCAAAGGCATGAAGTATAAAGATATTGCTGAAAAATATGGCGTCTCACTTAATACAGTTAAGTCATGGAAAAAGCGATATGGTTGGCTTAGAAATAAGGGTGCACCCCAAGAAAAAGGTGTGCACACAAAAAAACGTGGTGCCCCAAAGGGTAATAAAAACGCTGTAGGTAATGAAGGTGGAGCTCCAGCAAGAAATAAAAACGCAGTGACTCATGGTTTTTTCTCCAAATATCTTCCTCAAGAATCTCTGGACATCATGGAAGAGATTCAAGAACGTTCACCAGTTGATATGCTATGGGATCAGATCATGATTCAATACACTGCTATCATCAGGGCGCAGCAGATTATGTTTGTTGATAATAAGCACGAAATGGTTAAAGAACTTAAGAAAGCTAAATATGAATATTTTCCTCGTTCTAAAGAGGATGGTGGCGGCTTTGAAAAATCAGTCACTGAAGAAGAATATGAGTTCCAATTTGCTTGGGACCGTCATGCTACTTTTCTTAATGCCCAATCCAGAGCAATGAGTGAACTAAGAGGCTTAATCAAACAGTTTGATGAGATGGCTCATATAGATGATGAGCGTCGTTTAAAACTTGAAGGTATGCGTCTTGGTATCGAGAAAACTAAAGCAGAAGTGGAGAAAATCTCTACTGGATCAGATGACAAGCCAATTGAAATATTAATCAAAAGGAAAAGCAAGGGTGAAGGACAATGATTGAAAAAGAGGTCAATCCACACTTTGAAGATTTCCTGTTTGATTGGTCCACGAAATTTCAGTTCCTTGTTGGTGGTTATGGGTCGTCTAAAAGCTATCATGTGGCCTTAAAGCTTATATTGAAGCTGTTGGAAGAAAAAAGAACTGCCTTAGTTGTACGTGAAGTTTACGATACGCATAGAGACTCAACTTTTTCTTTATTAGAGGAATTAGTCATCGATCTTGGTTTAGATGGTCGTGTTAAATGCCTTAGCTCTCCAATGCAGCTACGTTTTCCTAACGGTAGCAAGATTATTTTCAAAGGGATGGACAAGCCGCAGAAATTGAAGTCCATTAACAATATTTCAATCGTATGGCTAGAAGAGTGTTCAGAGATAAAATACGCTGGGTTTAAAGAGCTCCTTGGTCGTTTGAGGCATCCAACATTAAAACTTCATATGATTCTTTCTACAAACCCTGTAGGTGAAGAAAATTGGTCCTTTAAACATTTCTTTAGAGATGAATTAAAGAACCGCCTGGTATTAGATGACGCCGATCTTTATGAGAAGCGTACAGTCGTTACCAATGATACCTATTACCACCATTCAACTGCAGATGATAACTTATTTCTCCCTGAAAGCTACATAGCTCAGTTGGATGAAATGAAAGAATATGATCCAGACCTTTACCGTATTGCCCGGAAAGGTCGTTTTGGCGTGAATGGAGTTAAGGTTCTGCCTCAATTTGAGATTAGGCCACATGATGAGGTTATGGAACTTATCAGACGGTTGCCCAGCCCAATAAAACGTGTAGGAATGGACTTTGGTTTTGAGGAATCATACAACGCCATTGTTCGTTTGGCAGTGGATCCCAATAAAAAGTATCTTTATATTTACTGGGAGTATTACAAGAATAAAATGACGGATGATAAAACGGCTTTAGAAATTGCAGAGTTTAAAGAGACCAAGGAGTTAATTATTGCTGATTCAGCTGAGCCTAAAACAATTCAGTTTTTTAAGCAAAGTGGTTTCAACATGAGAGGTGCCAAAAAGTTCGACGGTTCTCGGTTGCAATATACAAAGAAGGTTAAACGTTTTAAGAAAATCATTTGCTCTGATCAGTGTACAAATACTATTTATGAACTTAAGCCTTTGACCTATAAGAAGGATAAAAATGATGTAGTTATTCCAGATGAATTTAGTATTGATCCTCATACATTTAGCGCGATTTGGTATGCATTGGATGATTACGAAGTATCCGATATGAAAGGTCATTTAGAACGCTATAAACGATTAATGGGGAGGTGATTGATACATGAAAACCATTGACCAGGCTAAATCTTTCCGCAAGGACTTCATGATTGGGAATGGCAAGGGTAATGCGAAGGATGCTTTGGTTAGGCAACAACCAGGATTAAGACGAATATTAACTGATATCGACCTCACTAATCTATATGCTAACAATCGAATTATTCAAAACATCATTGATATTCCTGCAGAGGATATGACCCGAAGTTGGTTCACTCTTCGTATGAAAGATGAGAAATTAAAGAATGACATCATGAGCAAGTTGGCAGACTTAAATTTGAAGGAAGCGATTAAGAAAATGCGTTCTTATGAGCGTTTACGAGGCGATGGATTTATTTCTTTAGGGGTAGCTCAGACTACTCCATTTGAACTTTCTAACAAACTTGATGAAAAGAAGCTGAAACGTTTGGATTATATCCATGCATTCAGTGGGATGAAGGTAAATGACTTCATTTTGAACGAGGATATGTTTGATATTAAATATGGACAAGTAGAAATGTTTCAGATCAATCGGCGTTCACGAATGGGTAACAGAATTGCTGGTCTTAGCCAGGAGAATGTTCATGCTTCCCGACTTATTCATGACCAGACAAGGCGTTTGGAGGATGAATACAAGGGCCAATCCTTGCTTGAACCTTTATACGATATTATAACGATCCTTGATACCTCGCTTTGGTCTGTTGGGCAAATGCTTTATGATTTTGCTTTTAAAATTTATAAAGCAGATGGAATCGAGAGTATGAATTCTCAGGATAAAAATGAGCTTGGCATGTTGATGGATTATATGTTCCGAACCGAGGCATTAGCTATTATTGGTAAGGATGAGGAGTTAAAAAAGGAATCCACCAATACTGCAGGCATTAAAGATTTACTCGATTATGTGTGGGATATGCTCGCAGGTGCCGCACGTATGCCGAAAACCGTTATTAAGGGGCAAGAGGCCGGTACTATCGCAGGAGCTCAATATGATGTCATGAACTATTATTCTCGTATTGCTGCAGGCCAGGAAAATGAATTGAAACCTCATTTAGAACGGATCATTCGTTTGTTGCTTTGGTCACAGGATGAACTTGGGGGCGCAATTGACCCTGATTCTTTAGAGTGGGAAATCAAATTCAATCCACTTTGGAATGTTGATTCGAAAACAGATGCAGAGATACGGAAGATTGCAGCTGAAACTGATCAGATTTATATCACTAATGGAGTGGTAACAACAGATGAGGTTAGAGAAAGTCGTTTTGGACAATTTGGTCTAACTGATGAGCTCAAATTTAGTGGGGATCATGCTGATTTAGAGAAGATGGCTAAGGATGTTTATTCTGCTTGGAGAGAAAGTGGTAAAAATGGCTAGAAAAGTGCCTCCTACGCGTTTTCCTGATGCGGTGGCAGTTTCGTATTACCGAGACATGAAACGCTTGATAATGGCGCTGGGAAAGACCACCTTGCAGGTGTTTGATGAACATATCAAGCCGCAAGCGAAACTTTATAAAGATAATGCTAATTACAAGCTGGATGGCCCATTAAGTGTTATTCAGCAAGCAATCGATGTAATAAAAGGATTGTCTCTCGGTAGTTTTTCTTCGAATTCCATTTTAGATACGGCTAGAAAGTTCGTTAATAATGTGAATGTCTTCAATGCGAAAAACATTCAGGACCAGGGGAAAGTGATAGGTATAGATCCTACACAGTTTGAACCTTGGCTTGATGATTTCATGAAGACTTCTATTACTGAGAACGTTAATTACATTACAACAATAAGAGAAGAGTATTTTTCTAGAATCGAGAGCATCATCTATCAAGGTGTAAAGAATGGAGACAGCATTAGAGACATTAGGGACCGACTGGTTAAACAGACTGGTGCATCCTTGAAGAGAGCTCAATTCATTGCTGTTGATCAGACTGGCTCCATCCTTGGTCAAATGACTGCTAAGCGACATCAGAATATGGGCGTTAAAAAATTTAAATGGCTGACATCACAGGATGAAAGAGTCCGAGATTCACATGAGGTTCTTAGTAATAAGGTTTTTGCTTATTCTGACCCGCCAGCAGTAGGCCTTCCGGGTAGGGATTATCGATGTCGCTGTGTTGCTATTCCTGTATTTGATGAGGAGGACTAAGCGTGTTATTAAACATATTATTTGTAGTATTTCTTATTGTAACTATTGCTGATTTCATCAGGGCGTTGTTATGGCAGCGTCAAGTGAAGAAAAAGCATATCGAACAATTAGAATCACAAGCTAAACTGAGCAATTCTCTTAATAACCTCAATATTAGTCCGGCAGATATTCTAAGTATTAAACGTCACATCAGGATGTTATTACATCGACTTGATGAAAAGGAAAAAAGGGTTGAAGAGGAGGAGAATGATGCCTAAATATCGTAAGAAACCAGTTGTTATTGAAGCGATGCAGGCTAAATGGGGTATGACATTTATTGAGATAGCAAATTTCACTGGTATTGAAAATATTTTTCATAAACCTAATGGGGATTTGTTCATTAGAACACTAGAAGGGGATATGAAAGTATCTCCTAATGATTACATCATAAAAGGTATTCATGGTGAATTTTATCCTTGTAAACCTGATATTTTCAATGAAACTTACGAAGAGGTGAGAACTGATGGACAAGAAGGACTGTAAAAACCTTGAATCAATCGCTAGATCAATGGCTGGTATTGATAAATCTTTAAAAGCAATCGTATCCGTTATTTCACCACAGATCGAGGAACGTGGACCTCTTCCCACCGCGAAGGAAATATATGAGGGCAAACCCTTCCGCCAAGGATAGGGCTTTTTTTATACGCTAGAAGGGGGTGAATCGAAATGAATCCACAAATTGAAAACAACTTTAAATACCATTCGCCTAAAGAAGGGCAACCAGAAAAATACACAGCTATTCGGGAAAAAGCTAAAGAGCTTGCACATCTCATAGACCAAGAGTGTCCTAACAGCAGGGAGAAGTCAGTTGCTTTGACTGAGCTTGAAACTGCAGTTATGTGGGCAAACGCCTCTATTGCAAGGAACTAAGCTTATTTGCATTTGGAGGAGGTGAAAAATCATGAGAAATCAGCGTTTTGACAAAGCATTTATAAATGATTATAGCGAAACAGATGAAGGCTATTTGACCGTTACGGTACCTATTACTCGTCCTGGTGTTTTTCCTTATCAAAGGCAGGATGGGACGATTCAGATGGAGGCGAAGCTTCCTGATGAGATTTTTAGCGATAGAACAATTCGTTCTGCCCGATCTAAGCCGGTTACGGATGACCATCCCAATGAGCCGGTAACTATAAAGAACTTTAGCCGTTATTCGAAGGGACTATCTCACACGGATGCTGCTGTAAAAAACCTAAAACTCTATGTATCTATGACCATAACGGATGAGGCTCTTATCCAAAAAATCCGGGATGGAAAAAGAGAAATTAGTATTGGATTCTTGTCCGATGTAGTTGCCGAACAAGGAACCTACAATGGGGATACTTACCAATATGTTCAAAGAAATTTAGAAATTAATCATATTGCCATTGTAGATCAGGGACGCGCAGGCCCAGAAGTGGCTATACGCAATGATTCTGATGCATGGCAAATCGAAAATAAAGGAGGCCATACGAATATGGCAAAATACACAATTGATTCGAAGGAATATGAAGTGGATTCAGCTGTTAAATCATTCTTAGATGCTCAACAAGCTCGATTGGATGCAGCTAATTTAAAAGCAAAGGACTTTGATTCATTACAGGGACGTTTTGATGCCCAAGAAGTGAAGCTAAAGGATACTGAAAAAGAGCTGGAAGATGTGAAAAAGAATCAACTATCGGCAGATCAATTAGATGCCAAGGTTCAGGAACGCGTAATCCTGGTCAGTGGCGCTAAAACTCTATTAGGTGATTCATTTGACTTCACAGGAAAAACAGATCGTGAAATTAAAGAAGCTGTCATTCAAAAAACAAAACCTGATTTTAAAGGTGACGGGAAATCTGATGATTATATCAATGCTTTTTATGACGCATCCGTTGAACGTGTGAAAGCTGATGGTTTTTCTTCCACTGGATCCAATCACATGCTGACAGGTGACGGTGCCACTTCAAATAAGAAAATTGAAGAAATGAAAAACCAACGTTTAAACATGAATTCATCTAAATAAATTTACTGGGAGGTTCAAAAATTATGGCTATTACAAGCTATGAAAAATATATGCCCGAAGCAAATGGAAAAGGTAAGTTAGCAAACTATCAGGATTACAGTGCTGATACAAAGGCAGCTGGGGAGGTTATTCCATTTGGTGCTCCTGTTCAATTAGGGACAGATGGAGAAACCGTAGTAAACGTAAAGGCAGCAGGTAAGCCGTATGGCATTGCTCTTGCTCAAGAGATTCATGATTGGGTAACAGGTGCTAGTGATGAAAATTATCCTAAATTTGACCCCGTTGCGGTTGTCCGTAAGGGTGTTATTTGGGTTGAGGCTGGTGAAGACGTCATTACAGGGGAATTAGCAAATGTTAACCCTACTAATGGCAAGTTTTATGCGTCTGATACAGCTACTGCAGGCACCGTTTCCTTTCCTTCAGCTACATTCAAATCAAAAGCTGTTGCAGGGAATTTAGTACAAGTAGAAATTAATTTACCATAATAAAAAATAACTTATTGAGGAGTGAATGATTTGCCACAACAATTTAGAGCAGATGCTTTGATTCGTCCAATCGATCTTGAAGCCATTGACACAAGACTTTATGAAGCTAAAAAAGAGGAATTAAAAGCTAGGTCCATATTTAATGTTAAAACAGATGTTCCAGAAGGCGCGGAAACATACAGCTATGACGTCATCACACGTTCAGGTGCTGCTAAGATTTTAGCACCGGGCGCAGATGATATTCCTTTGGTAGATGCTGACATGGAGCGTCATACTGAAGATATCTATTCTATCGCTGCAGCATTTCGTGTTTCTGTCCAAGAATTACGCCAAGCACAAATGGCTGGGCGCCCTGTGGAGGCAACGAAAGCTGATACAGCTCGTAAAGCCATCGCAGAAAAGGAAAACCGCCTAGTATGGATTGGGGATGCCACACATAATATTCTAGGTGTTACTAATGCAGCAGGTATTCAAACCATTGCCCTTGATAATAACCAAGCGGGTACATCTACTAACTGGAAAAACAAAACAGGTAAGGAGATTGTTGCGGACCTACGGAAAGCACGTACAACAGTTAACCGTCTTCCTGGTCATACTGCAAATACTTTGGTTGTTACGCCCGATGGTATGGAGGAGTTAGAAAAGGAATATAACGAGTTCACAACTCAAACAGTCCTACAGTATCTAAGAAGCCAAAATTGGTTTACTACAATCGAATTTACATCAGATTTAGAAAAGCGCGGGGACGCTAATACGGATTGTTTCTTGGTATTCGATAATTCTCCTGATGTAGTTGAAATCCTAATTCCTATGGATATCCGTCGTCATCCTGAAGAATACAAGTTCCCAAACTATAAAGTTCCTTTAGAAGAACGTACTGGTGGCGCAATCGTTCGTTATCCAATGGCTATTGTGAGAGGAGATGGAATCTAATGTTAGTTCAAAACAAAGGGAAATACATCCGTCATGCTGCTGGATTAATGCTTATTCCAGGTGCAAACCAAGTAGAAAGTTCAGACTGGAAACAATTTAGCTCCCATCCTATCATGAAAAAAATCATTGAAAAAGGTGAAATCGTTGCACATGAAGAATCGGAGAGTGTTAAGGACCTAAGTGCAAATGATGCCATTGAATTAGTTAAAGATACATTTGACCCTGCTCTTTTGGAAAGTTGGAGAGAAAAAGAAAAACGAAAAGGTGTTCTTGAAGCTATCACTTCCCAAATGGATGAAATCAAAGGTCTAGGGGATCCAGAAGATAAATAAGGATGGTGATCGCATTGACGACTACGCCAGCACGCGTCCGAACAATGGGGAAGGAATTCGCTTCCCTTACAGATGAACAATTGAATATGTATATCGAGGACGCTTCTCTTGAAGTGTCCTTTTTAGATGTTCCAGCAGAGCATAAAGAACGTTTGACTCGTTACTTATCCGCACATTTAGCGACTTTTAATGTGAAAAGAGTGATAAAAGAAAAGGTAGACGTCCTTGAAAGAACTTATAGTTCACCCTCGGGTTCCGAGGGGCTGACGTCTACTCCTTTTGGCCAGGAATATCAACGAATATTAGATAAGTTATCCAAGCCCATTAAAAAAACGCTGAATCTCACGGTGCTTTAATATGGCTAAGAATAAAAGTGGTGTCAAAATTACCATGGATAACAATAATATAGATCGCTTGATGAAAGCCTTGGAAGAACTAAGTAGCTATTCGGTTGAAGTGGGTATTTTTGCTTCTGACGATTCCTTTTATGCCATGATTGCCAATGTACATGAGTTTGGAATGACTATAGAACCAAAAGTAGCAAAGTCTTTGACTATTCCTACTGCTGCGGCAGAGGGAAGAAGGGCTGCAGATATACCAGGTTTATTTAGACCAAAAGGGACTAATATTCTGGCTATTGAAGAGAATGGACAACTTATGACCATGTTCATATTGGTTAAAAGCGTCACCATTCCAGAGAGGTCATTCATGCGTTCTACGTTTGACGAAAAAAATGGTGTGTGGGTCCAATTCATGAAAAGCATGATTAATCAGGTTATTGATTTCAAAATAGATGCGTACACTTTATTTGATCGTCTTGGTGCAAGGATGGCTGCTGATATTCAAGAAACCATTACTACACTTCGTTCCCCGGCAAATAGTCGAATTACCGAACAAAACAAAGGTTCTTCCAATCCTTTAATGGATACTGGAGGATTACGAGCCCGAGTTACGTGGAAAGTGGTGGAAGCATAGTGCCGGAAATAATGATTTTTAAAGAAATGATCGATGAAAACAGTGTTCCCTTTATTGCACTGGTCGAGAGTGAGGGACACTATGAAGATGACGGGGACTATGTAGAAGGTGGAGAACCTGAACCTGTTGAAATGGTTGGGGTCATCCTGCCTTTGTCAGACGACGATTTAAGATATGCTGAAGGTGGAACCTATAGTGTAAAAGACCGAAAAGTCTACACTACCCAGGCCCTTAAATTAGGACAGAAAATCCAATATAAGAAAACCAACTATACGGTTCAAAACTTTAAAGATTATACAGATTTCACGGACGTCTTTATTTACTTAGCAAGGTGGGCTGGCAATGAAGATAGCGAGTCTTAAAGAAATTATCACCCGCATAAAACAGGAAACTGGTATTGCTATTGTTAAAGGCAATACGAAATCGCCACAACCGCCTCTTCCTTACGGCGTTTACAATATTACGTCTCCTTATATCAAAGGGAGAGGAAAAGGCGCTGTGACCCAACATACGAATGATTCTGGCACCTTCGAGAAGAGGACTGAGCATTATAAATTTACTGTCTCATTTTCACTTGTTGCAACAGATAACGAAACCACGATTGAACTGGCTATGAAGGTTCATCAGTGGTTTTTATTTTTGGGGCAGGAGTTCATTCAGGAGAAGGAATTGGTGGTAATCAGTGTTGGAAGCATTCAAAATAGGACCACTTTTTTAGTGGACGATTATGAATATAAACATGGTTTTGACGTTCAGTTCAGTGCAACAGATGAGCAAATACGTCAATTAACTGAAACCATGGAGACTATCAATGTAGGAGGAATGTAGAGTGCCATTACAAGATGTGACTGTCACGATTGATATTGTTAAACCGGCGGCTTACGTGGGATTCGGTAAACCACTGATTCTTGCTGAAAAGGCTGGAAATAGTTTTATTAAGGATTATGCCGATTTAGTTGCTGTGAAGCTGGATTTTGCAGAGGGTACTGATGCCTATGAGAAAGCGAGTGCAGTATTTGAACAGGAACATAGACCTGCTACCCTTTCTATTGCAACATATGATCCTGCTGGTACCGAAGTTGTTACTGCAGTAAAAGCATTAGAAAAATATTATGATAACGACTGGGTATTTGCACTGGCTGCAGACGCTGTGGTAAGTGACCAAGTGGCATTAGCTGATTTTGTAGAGGCTAAAGGTTACAAAAAACTTGTAGTACTAGTTGCTCTTCCTGCTGATCGAAATGCATTTGAACAAAATGCTTATGATCATACCATTGTTTTTTACCATACAGTTATAGGTGAGCATCCTGATGCAGCCTTAGTAGGGGAGTTAGGAAACCAAGTTGTCGGTTCAATCACCTGGAAATTTAAATCACTTAAAGGTATTACTCCTATTGAGGTTACAGCTGATGAACTTCGATTAATCCATCAGGATGGGGCTATAGCCTATGTTATGAAGGCAGGGAAACCGCAAACTAGTGAAGGAATCGTTTCCAGTGGTGAATATATCGACGTCATGCACGGTAAGGACTGGATTAAATTTAATATGGAAGCTGCTATCCAAAATGGACTGGCCAATTCACCAAAAATCCCGTACAACAATTCAGGTATCAGCTTGTTAGAAATCCAAGCTACGACAGTACTGCAACAAGCATTTTCCCAAGGTATTGTTGATGCGGATGACAATGGTAACGCGAGATATACAGTCACAACAAAACCTAGGTCTGAAATGTCTTATGAAGACAGAATTAAAAGGAAATATGATGGCCTGTCCTTTACTTATGAAGCTGAAGGGGCTATTCACGAATCTGAAATTAAAGGCGAGCTATTAGCTTAAGGAGGTTTTATACATGGGTAATTATGATGCGAATAAGTGTACCTTTGTGGTAGATGGGAGATTTATCACTGGTTTTGAAGATGGAACAATGATTTCTGCTGAAAAAGACGAGGAATCATTTTCTGTAAAAGCAAGTGCCCAGGGGGAACCAATAGTTTCTGAGACTAATAATCCTTTTGGAACTATTACGGCTACACTATCTCAAACTTCTCCTTCTTACCCTTATTTACAGGCAAAGGCAAAGTCTAAAGAAGCATTTCCTGTTTGGGTAAATTACAATGGAGAGCCTAAGGAAAAGGCGGGGGGCACGAAAGCGCGTATCAAAAAGACTCCAGGTAAGGAATTTGGGGACGAAGCAGGTTCTCGGGAATTTGAATTCCAAGTATTTGACTATACAGAAGATTGATGTAAATGAAAAAGAAAAAAAATAATGAAACTAGGCAGTCCAATAGGGCTGTCTTTTTAATTTTAAAATATAAATCGGAGGTATTTAAAATGGCTAAAATCGGCACGCAAAAACAAGTAACAGTTGAAGGAATCGAGTACACTCTACAACATCCAGGATCCCGTGAATCTTTAAAAATTCAGGACAGAATCATGCAGGATAATGGTGTTCCTTCTTCAGAAAAAGTTGCAGAAGAAATGTTTAAGCACATTATCGTAGAACCTAAAGTGTCATTCGAATACTTTGATGAGCACGAAGGAATGGATGAGGTCCTAAAGGAAGCTATGACATTTCTTAGAGCTGGAAAGTAAGGGTCCAGATAGAACCAAGTTAAGACAAGAAGTTGAAAAGGAATGGTGGTTTTGGCGACCAATTGTCGCCAAAGTCATCCGTTACGAAGAAGCGCTATATATGTCCAGATATGATCTTTTAAAGGCTAGTATGGCTATTGATATAAATGCTGAGAAGCAAGAAGCAGCCATGAAGGCAGGGACTAAAGCAAAAGGACCACCTAGAAGGAAAAGATGAGAGAAAGGAGGTAAACCATGTCAGAAAATCTTCGGGACATGAAAGTAGCAATAGGGCTAGACTCTTCACTTTCTCCATTATTGGAATTAAATAAAGAAATGATGAAGTTCACCAAGAATACTGGGTTTGCAGATGGCGCTGTCGGAGAAATGAGTAAAACTTTTTCTTCTTCAACAAAGGATATGATTAAAGAAAGTCAGGCTTTTAATAAAGAAGTGAATCGTCAAAGTGATTTAATTCGCCAATTAGCCAAGACTGCCGGCACTAGTGCTACTAACTTAGCTGCAAACTGGTCAGATATGAGCACTGAAATGAAGCAATCCATGATTCGAAACCATAATGAACTTCGTAAACATCGTAAAGATTTAATGGGTGTCGAACACGATATGTGGAAGCTCAGTTCACAGATGGGTCATTATACTGGTTCGACTAATGACTTTATGGATGAGATTAACAAACTAGGGAAAGACCATAAAAAAATTAATGATCAGATGATAAATAGTAATACCTCAATGAGAAAAGGCATGATCCAGACTGTCGCTACCATGTCTGCTATGAGTGGACAAAGTGAGAAAATTAGTGCTAATTATGATCGTATGGGTAATGCGATGTACCTTTTTAATAAGCCTCTTTTAAATGTTACAAATAATTTAGAACGTATGGCTAGACAAGGTAACGCAACAGCCCTTGCTCTGAAATTATTAGGTCCTAACGCTAAGATGAAAGAGCTTATGGATATGACCCGAATGATTAACCAGGGAATTATGAGACAGACTATGTTGGTAACTGGCATGGGTGTTGCCTGGTTAGGATTTACGGCCTTAATGGCACATTCTGCAATTGGTCCTGACCCTGCGGATATCAGGGCTCAACAGGCTGAAATCACTAAGGCTTACCGAGAAGAATGGCAAAATCGAGTAGATGAGATTTCTCATTTTGTAGGAATTTTTGAAAAGGTTTCTGTTCCAAAGGTAAGAAAAGCGGATGTAATGAAAGCCATGCAAAGCCAACTTAACGCTATAAAAACATTTACTTCAAACATGCAAAGCTTAATGAATAAGGGTGTCGATGAAGGTCTCATACAAGAGCTTCAAAAAGCTGGCCCGCAGGCTGCATATCATATAAAGGCTCTCGATAGTATGAGTAAACCTGAACTTGATAAGTATGTAGCAACTTGGCGTGAAAAAATGGGTCTTGCAAGAGAACAAGCAACCAGCGAATTGTCTAAACTGAAACAAGAAACGGACAAAAAAATTAAAGAGTTACAAGACAGTTTAACTCCTTTAGGTAAATCATGGGAGAATTTTAAGGCCACTTGGTCCGATGCAGCCAAACCGTTTGTTGAATTTTGGGGGCAATTTGCGGCTAAGATTGTGGATGCAGGCACAGCAGTAGGCAATTTTATAGATAAATTAAATGGAATTAGCCCCTGGATTACAAAACTCGGTGGAATGTTTGCATTTTTGTTTACAACATTCATGATAATTCTTTCGCCACTAGCTATTGGTATTGGATTATTCGGAGGTCTTTCAGCAGCCTTTTCAGCCTTATGGGTGATAATTGGTCCGTTTGTTATAGCATTCGCTGCTGTAGCAGGTACAGCAGCATTGGTTTCTGCTGCAGTAATTGGAGTTGGGGCGGCACTTTACCTACTCTGGACCCGATCTGAAACTTTCCGAAACGGTGTGATTACAGGGTGGAACGCTATAAAATCAGCGGCATTATCTGTTTGGGGATTCATTCGTCCATATATCATGCAAGCGATTGGTGCGGTCGTTCAATTTGGTCGTGAAAAACTCGCTCAGTTTCGTCAATTTTGGGACGAAAACGGATCTCAAATTTTAAGTTTAGTAGTATTATACTTTTCGAAAATTTGGTCCAATATCCAAATGGTTATAGGGCTTATTAAAGGGATTTTTCAAATAGTTTTCCCTATCATTGTTGGCATTGTAAAAATTGCCTGGGCTAGCTTGAAATTAGTCATCAATAATGGGCTTACCATTATCTTTGGAATTATAAAAACTGTTTTAGCCCTAATCCGCGGCGACTGGGATGGAGCCTGGAAGGCAATCAAGGAAACAGCCCTTGGAATCATGAAAAATATTATTGAGTTCTTTAAAAATATTGATCTTAAGGGTACTGGTAAAGCCATCATTCAAGGTTTGATAGATGGCATAGGAAGTATGGCCGGAGCCTTGGCGAAAAAGGTCAATAGCCTGACTGATGGAATCAACTGGGTGATGGGGAAAATAGGAATTGATTTCGAGATTCCAGATTGGAACCCAACCGGTGGTGGATCTTCCAGTGGTGTAAACAAAATAGGCGGACCCGCAGAATATGCCAAGGGGACAAATTTCCATCCTGGCGGCCCAGCAATACTAGGCGATGGTGGTGGCCCAGAGCTATTCCGAACACCTGCAGGTTATATGGGATTATCGCCGGGGAAAGACACCCTAATGAATATTCCAAGAGGGACAGAGGTCTTGCCATACAAACAAAGTATGCAGCTCCTAAACTCTGGTTTCCCGGCTTATAAAGACGGATCAAAGGGAAAAGGATCTGGAGGAAATATCCTTAGCAAAACAGCTTCCAAAGTAAAAGACATCGGGCTGGATGTATGGAGTTACTTATCTGATCCGAAAAAGCTTATGGGAAAAGTATTTGAAAAGTTTGGTGTTTCCTTCTCTGGGTTTAGCGGTGCTTTAGGGAAACTCGGTAGTGGAACTTTGGATTTTCTCAAAGATAAAGCTACAGGCATTGTTAAAAGTAAAATGGGTGAAATGGGCTCAATGGGTTCCTTCTCTGGTGGATTTGCGGATAATGGCCAGGTTAGGTCTTGGGTGACGCAAGCCTTAAATATGACGAACACACCTTTATCCTGGTTACCAGCTATGATGGTTAAGGCTCAAAAAGAATCCGGTTATAATCCACGGGCCATAAACTTGTGGGATATCAACGCCAAACGTGGAATACCGAGTAAGGGATTATTCCAAACTATTGATCCAACATTTAACGCTTATAAAATGGCTGGGATGAATGATATTTACAATCCAATCCATAATGCTGTTGCAGCTATACGTTACATTAAAAGCCGATATGGGACAGTTTTTAATACCCCTGGTATTAAGTCCATGTCTCATGGTGGTGCTTATAGAGGGTATGCAACGGGCACGAACGGACCCCTGAAGAAGTCTGAATGGGCTTGGGTAGGAGAACAAGGGCCTGAATTGATGAGGCTAAATAAAGGGACAGAGGTTTTCAATCACAATGACAGTATGAATATTGCTTCTGGCTCCTATAACCCTACAAATGGTGTTTCTTCTGCTGCAGGGGGACAAACCTATATTGATTACAAACCTACTGTTAATGTAACGGTTCAGGGCGGATCAAGTGAAGGCGATATTGAACAGAGAATCAAAGTTGCTGTAGATGAGGCACTCGATGATCACTATCAGAAATTGCTATCGCTCTTTAAAAGTGGGGTGGTCGTCTAATGGCAAAGTTAGGCAAAGTGAAGTTATTGATTGAATCGGAAGGGGATTCCAGCGGGGTAGATGCAACATCCTATCCCGTAGAAAAAGGTGTTCCCTTTACGGATCATGTTCAAGAAAATCCGGATGAATTTTCACTCTCTGGCTCAATAATTGGACCTAATTTTAAAGCTGACAAAGAATATCTTAAAAAAGAAATGAAAAAGGGTACCATTTTTACTTATACCGGCAGAAATATAGCTAAGAATGTCATCATTTTAAGTATTGATGGAAATATGGATTCTAACATTTCAAATGGATCAGACATTTCAATTAAGCTACAGACAATCCGTATTGCTACAACGCCATGGGTAAAGGTTAAAAATAATGGGAAGAAGAAGCCCGTTAACAAAAAACCTACTAAATCCAAGGCTGTTTATCATCGAGTAAAGAAAAACGATACGTACTGGGGCATGTGGAAAAAATACGGGACTTCCATTTCTCAATTGAGGAAATGGAACAAGTATCCTGATAGAAGAATTCCAATAGGGGTTAAACTGAGAGTGAAATAGGAGGTGTGGGTAAATGCGGGATTATATACCAATAGAAAAAGATTCATTGCCAGAGCAATTCGAAATAGATTTAGGCGAAGAAACATTTATTATCGGGGTAAATTACAATACATCTTATGATTTTTTTACCGTCGATCTATATGATGCCAATCAAAATGTGATTGTTTTAGGTGAAAAAATGGTTTTGAATACTCCATTATGGAGCGATTTGGTTGACGAGCGCCTACCTGCACCTTCAATTGTTCCTATGGATGAAGCAGGTCAGGAAACTAAAATCACATTCAAGAACTTTATGGTAACCACCTTTTTATATATAGATGATGTTTTGGATATTCCGGAGATTCCTATTCTAGGAGAAGAAGAATATGGCTGATAATTTGTTTGGCAGGGTAATCAAGGTGCATATTGAAGGAGACTATAAGGCAGATTTTTCCGGGGACAATCTTCATATTGAATTTGAAGTTCCATTCGATGATGATGAAAAACCCAATGTAACCACTGTATCTATTTTCAATCTTTCTGCAAATTCCATTAATCGAATTAAAAAAGGAGGGTCCATGACTATCCAGGCTGGATACAAGTCGGATTATGGTGTCCTTTCAAAAGGTAAGATTTCACGTGTTTCCACTAATAAAGATGGCGTAAACAGAATTACAACAATTTACATGCTAGAAGGCCAGGATTATTCAGGTAAAAAGACAAAAGAAAAAATCACCTTTAAAGCAGGAACAAAAGCAGATGTAATCATTAAGCGCTTAGTCAATGCTCTTGGTTTTAAGTTACTTGAAATGAAACTCCCTAAAAATGTTGTATATAAAAAAGGATATACCGTAACTGGAAATATTGAAAATAACCTTCTGGAGGTCGTAAAAGATTGCGGGGCGTCCATGTATAACCGACGAGGCGGCCGTGTTATCCGTTCTATTAAGGAAGGGACAGATGAACGTTTTAGGCTGGAAGAAAGTACAGGGTTACTTGGTTCCCCTGAACCATTTGAAGAAGAGGATGCAAAAGGATTTAATGTTAACAGTCTTTTACAGCATCGAATTACTACAGCTTCCATCATAGAAATCAAGAGTAAAACGGCTAACGGAAAATACCGAGCAAAAAAAGGGAAGCATTTGTGTAAAGGGAACGATTTTAGGACTGAAATGCAGGTGATATGATGGCGAAAGATGACAAGTTCTTTTCAGAGCTTATAAGGGAAATTGGAATTCATTTATTTGTAGCTGCTCCTGCCAGGGTCATCAAAGTTAATGGAAACCACACAGCAGATATCAAACCCTTGTATAAGACCAAGGATGACACTGGAACTATTGAAGAACATCCTTCTATCTTAGAAGCCCCAATTTTAAAGCATGTAGGAATAGTAAATCCAGGGGATGTTGTTTGGGTCAACTTTGGAGACCGAGCATTGGATAATATGAATGGCAATCATACTTTCGAGCCTGGATTCACCAGATTACACAGCATAAATGATGCTGTAATTGTTGGTATATTCCAAGTATAATATACTTGTGGACTAGGGTCGCTCCCGAAAAGAAGACACCTGCCTTCCTGCCCACTCTTTTTAAATGGTGATAATCTGGGGAGGTTATCAATATGGAGGAAGTTTGGAAACCGATTGAAGGTTATGAAGGGTTTTACGAAATCAGTAATTTCGGGAGAGTTAAATCTTTAGAAAGAAGCTGGATTACAGGGAAAAACCTTCAAAGGCATAAAGGTGAAACAATACTTAAACATAAGATTGACAGAGGATATGCTAGGGTTGGCTTATTGAAAGATGGAAAACGAAAAATTAAATGCGTACACCGACTGGTAGGTGAACACTTTCTAGAGAATAAAGACCCAAACAAGACTCAAATTAATCACAATGATGGAAATAAAACAAATAATTTTTCGAAAAATCTCGAATGGGTAACTCCTAGTGAAAATATAAAACATGCTGTAAAGACAGGTCTCATTATTAGACGAAGTGAAGATGCAAGGTCAACAAAATTAACAGCCAATCAAGTAGTTGAAATTAGAAAACTATATGCTACTGGAGATTATCTACAAAGAGAGTTAGCTGATATGTATGGTGTTAAACCAAATGCTGTACAAAAGATAATTAATTATCATACATGGAAGGCTATATAAAAGCGCATACGCGCTTTTTTTGTTGACCAATTATAGGGAAGTGATACTTATGATTGCGCCCAAATTAATAAATGGCGATTTAGTTATTGAAAATGGCAATTTAATATTTGTGGAAGAGGATGAAGAACTCGCTCAATCGGTTGAATCTGTTTTGCAGACCGATAAGGGCGAGTTTTTTTTAGAGGAAGAACACGGGCTTGTTAGAGATAATTTGGTAGGTAAACAGGCCAATCATGATGAAGCACGGGATGACATTATTGAAGCCATTTCTCAAGAACCCAGAGTCGAATCCATTACAGATATCGTTTTTGTTGATGATAAAAAAACGAGACAACGATTAGTGAAACTGACTATTCAAAAGGTCGATGGCTCATTACTGGATATTGGGGAGGTGGCTTTAAATGCTCAATAAAAATGGTTTCAAGAGAAAAACCTATGCAGATTTAATTGAAGATATGAATGAGAAAGCGCAAGAGTTATTTGGAGAGAATATTAATCTATCGCCACGAAGTCCTCTGGGTTTGATTTTACGTCTTTTTGCTTGGTTCCTTTCTCTTACTTGGGAAATGGTTGAGAAGGTTTTTTACTCTGCTTATGTGACTAAATCAGAAGGGGTCCAACTTGATTATTTAGGTGCTAACAAAGGCTTGCTCAGGGAAGATGAAACAGAATCAACAGTCATACTTAAATTTAAGGGTTCTCCCGGCTTCACCATACCAGAGTTTAATCAATATTCCACGCCAAATGAAGTTTACTTTTATCTGACAGAGGATGTAATCCTGGATAGTTTAGGTGATGGCTCTGGGCAGGCAGTATCTGTTGAGAAGGGACTCCAAACCATTGTAGGCGCAAATACCATTACGATACAGTCAGAACCATTAGAGGGTGTAACGAGTGTTACCAATCCAGAACCTTCAGCAGGGGGGCGTAATCGTGAAGAAGATCTAGAATACAGATCTAGATTAATCAATTCAACTTCTGCAGGTGGAAAAGCAACTACTCCATCCATTATTTCAGCATTAAGCCAAACTAGTGGTGTACGGTCCTACAATGTCATTATTAACAATAGAAGCGAGCCTGATATGTATGGGAACCCTGGAAAGTCCGTTCATGCCTATGTATTAGGTGGAGACCGTCAAGCTGTGGCAGAAACGCTTTTTGATTCAGTTGCAGGTGGAATTGAAACGGTTGGGCAAGAGTCTGTAATGGTGGAGGATATAAGTGGAATTCTTCATGAAGTTCGATTTGATTATGCAGCTGAAGTGAATGTTCAGGTTGCACTATCCGTAAAAACTACCTCTTCTTTTCCTGCTGACGGCTTGAATCAATTAAAGAACAGGCTTACTGAATTCATTGGGGGAACGGATATACAAGGAATCTTTTGGCCTGGATTATCGATGGGACAAGACGTGGTGTTTTCACAACTATTCAGTAAAATTTATAGTGTTCCTGGTATTGAAGATGTAAGTTTAACGATCGGACCAGAAGGGGGACCTCTAACTGCAGGGAACATAGTTATTGACCCACAGGAATTTGCTCAGACTCGACCTGACTTGATTGGAGTGACAATCACATGATTAAAGATTGGCTCACCCGATTAACAGATAATATAAAGAAAAATGCCGATTCAAACATAGGTAAACTTCTTTCTATTGCAGATAGTGAAATTGAACAATTAAAAAACACCTTACTGCAGGTTGAGGAATGGAGAAATATCCATAACGCACAAGGAACTGCCTTAGACCTAATGGGAGAAAACGTCGGTCAGCCACGAGGCAAGGCATCCGATGATATATACCGGGTTTTGATACGTGGCAAAGACGCTCAAGGGTTGGCAGATGGAACCATAAATAAGATTATTCACATTTTATCAATAACCTTGGACTGTGATCCGTCAGATATTAATATTGTTTCTCAAAAGGAAAACGGAGGAACGGAATCAGCTGCGTTAATCATTAGAAAAGTGCCTTTAGATGCGCTTAACAAGGTGGGACTTTCACCTATTCAATTCGGTAAAATTGCTGAAAAAACGGTAGCTGGAGGAGTTAGGTTAGCCCTTATTGATATGCAAGGGACGTTTCGTTTTTCTTCCCAAAAAAATGCAATTGAAACGAGTCCTGATGGTTTTTCGTCCAATGGCACCGATGGCGGTACACTTGGGAGTGTTTATACACCGGGTGATGAGGTGGATTTGCCAATTTAAAAATAATAGGGACCCTTCAAGGTCTTTTTTTATAGAAGGAGGTTAAAAAATGCCTTTTACAAAAGTTTTACCTGAGTGGAATGAACCCGGAATCGTACCACCACAAGAATTTAAAGACAATGGATGGGGAGCTGATCAACATCCACCTGCAGATTGGTTCAATTGGTTTTTCTACTCCACCTATAAGGCTTTACAAGAATTACAATTAAATGCTGCCGATAAAACAGCAGCAACAACATTACTGGCCGGATTGATGAGTGCTGCAGACAAAACAAAGTTAAATGGAATTGCTACAGGTGCAAACAATTATGTTCATCCAGCTACACACGCTCCATCCATTATCGTACAGGACGCAAACAACCGATTCGTTACAGATACAGAGAAAAGCAATTGGAACGCAAAAGAAACACCTGCAGGCGCACTGGCAAAAGCAACAGCAGTAAGGAATGAACTATTTGATCAATCCCTTTTATGGTCTGGTGGTTCCTATCCAATGAGTAATGATACGATTACTCCTACAAAAAAGTTATCTGAGTGCCCAAATGGTTGGATATTAGTATGGAGTGATTACGATGTCGGCGCAGGAACTAATGATTACAATTTCGTTTTTACATTTGTTCCGAAAACATTCCCTAGTTTGTTCCCCGGGAAAGATGCATATTTCCAAATTCCTAACTTTGTAAGTGAAACGCAAAATCAAACAACGATTAAACAATTAATCTTTACGGATTCAACGATAAAAGGAAATGACATTAATAAAAACAGTTATTCACAGAGCGATGACGTAGTACTACGGCGTGTGTTAGCTTTTTGAGGAGGGGAACACTTGAAGGTATTTATAAACATTGGTACGGATAACCGTGTTATTGGATGGGGGAGCACAAGGGGAAATGATTCAGATATCGAATTAACTGTTTTAGAAAATGGGGAATTCCTTAAAAATCCGTTCATCTTCACATATTCCAATGGGAATCTTGTAAAGGATGAAGCTTATCAACAAGAATTACTAGCTCAAAAAGAAGCAGAAAAAAACGGACTTACTAAAATAGAAGAATTAAAGGTGGCTATTGCTGAATTAGCCGAAGCTTTCGAACAAGAAAAAACGAATACTCAATTAGCCATTGCTGAATTAGCTGAAATAAAAGGGGATGCTTGATATGGCGAAAGTATATTATGACTTAATTATTAAAGGCTTACGGGAGATTGATAACGTACCTCTTAAATGGAGAGATGAAGTTCAAGTGCTTTTAGAATCGGATAAGTAACTTTATTGTAATGGAGGTTGTTTTTTTGAATGATGTTAAAGTTACGATAATTGATGAAAGAAATCCAAAGTATACAATCTCACTTAATGAAAATAGCGAAGTAGATGAAACTCGAATTTTAAATAACTCAGCCATACTGCCATCATACCTCCAGGTTAATGGCTTTTTTAATTATTTATTTGATTTGTCTTATCAAACTGAAAAACTAAAATAAAGGAGCTGTTAATATGGCGACTAATTTTCCATTGTCTGATTTACTTGGACAAACAAAAGAGGGAGGTAGAGCTTTAAAGTTTAAAGGGGAAGTAGAAAGTGGCATTCAAGATATAACCCTTCAAACTCCTACTACTTCACCAGGTAACGGAACTGAGTTTGATGTAGGCGCCTTCCGTGATTTAACGATTGAAATTTACGGATCATCTACAAACAGGACAATTTTATTCGAAGCAGCAGGACCATCGGGTGTCTTTAAACCGATTCCAGGTTTCAGAACATTAGACTTCGAAATGGCTACACAAACTACAGGTAATAATGAATCTTGGTCTTTTGATATTACTGGACAAAAGAAATTCCGAGCTAAGATCACTGCGGTTGTTGGTGGTAATGTAACCATCAAAGGAACGGCGGTGGCTTAAATGGCAAGTATAGATAAAGTGGCACTCGGATTAGCCAAGAAGGTGGAGTCACAAGTCGAAGCACATACCGCACAGTTGGCGGATAAATTGAATCTCACAAACCAAAAGGTATTCGTACTAAATCAACGAACCGGTGATATTAGCGCAATTGATATTGCTAATTTCGCTGGTCAAGGGTTGCCTAGAACAGAAGCGCCCATAGGGTTTGTATTTCATCACTATACAGACGGCGAAATGATGCGTTTGGATAACGTTGGGGATAGTCCTATCTTGACGTTAAAGAACGCACGAAATGACCTTAGAAGAAATGATAAACCAGTTGGTTATGTTGGCAACGGGAATTTCTTAGAATGCAGAAAACAGCATGATAATGGCACCTATAACTTATTTACGGTTGGTTATGATGGAGATTTAAGGTGGTCCGATGGTGGCGGAAGTTCAAAAGTTAAGCTATATAATTTAAAAACTCCCGTAGCCAACGAATATGCATTCGAATTGGTACCGTACTATGCAAACACGAAATTATTAAACCTTATGAGCGCGAATAATGTATCAGCTTTATTAATTTCTATTGATGGTAGTAATTATGTTCAAATCACAACTACTAGTAATAACGCTGGTCTGAAATACACTCCGACGGGAAATTTCTGGGTTAAACCTACAAATGGATCTATTCTGCTTGAGGGCGACACTTTCGTCAGAAAGAATAGTGTTAATTATAAAGTCCAACCTGTTAGAAGTGGAACTACAGCAAACAGACCTACAGATTATATAGTCGGTGAAAGTTATTTTGATACTACTATAGGAAAGCCGATATGGTGTAAATCGACAGTTCCTATTGTTTGGGTTGATGGAATGGGCACAACTGTATAACTGAAAGTGGAAATATTCTCAATTTTTCAAACATATGATACTATATAACCAAAAGATTAGGTGAGAGTGGTGGGTATTTTGTTTGAGGTTGAACGGGAAATTGGTTTTAATGGGGTAATTTATAAAATAGTGGATGTTTTAAACAGTAGTACATTACTGGTAGTCCGAAAAGATGACTATGATAAAGGTGTATTTCCATTACAAACTTATGTTATTCCTGGTGAATAATTGGAAGAAACTGTGCGGTAAGGAAAATTAAATAAGGCCACCAAAAAAGAGCTACAGAATTAATCTGTTGGCTCTTTTTCTAATTTCAATATATCAACAATTTCACAATTTAATACTTTGCAAATGGCGGCTAAATTATTTAGCGGTAAACGTTGAGTTTGATTCCTACACATCTCATTAATGGAGGGTTGCCTTATGCCTGTTTGACGAGACAATTCATGTTGTGACATTTTCTTTTCGGTTAGCATCTCATTTAGCAAAATTCTAACTTTCATTATTCCATCCCCTTACAATAATCGATACGTTTAAATTATCATTTAATCCTTGAAACGTAAAGCGTATTATAATATAATACGTTTAACGTATCGAAAGGGAGATGGGTATATGCATAACGCTGGGGAACAATTACTTTCTGAACTTGTTGTCTCGTTGCATGAACTATTACCAGGTATTGATTTTGGAAAAGTAAAAAACAAATTATCAGGAATCCTGTCACGTTTCAAAGTGGAAGTCCAAGAGGAGTACAAGCTTGAGTCAGATTTCCCAGAAAAAATTAAACTATTTATTGCTTCGAAGAAAATAGAGGGATTAAGCGCTCAAACTTTGGAAGGTTACGAAATTGAAATGAGATTATTCTCCATGGCAGTGAATAAGCAAGTCGAACACATTACATCAGGAGATATTAGGGTGTATTTAGGAAACTTAGAAGGTCGTAAAATGAGTACTATAGGTAAAAAACTTAATGTAATTCGAACGTTCTTTGGATTCTTAATGGCAGAGGAAATGATTCAGCGTGATCCAACTCTGAAGATTAAGCAACCTAAGGAAGAAAAAAGACTTGGTAAGTCATTAACTATTGAGGAATTAGAAATGCTTCGAGAATCATGTCAATCCATTAGACAAAGAGCTTTTTTAGAGATTTTTTATGCTACTGGTTGTCGGCTTTCAGAAATGCAGCAACTTAATATTTCCGATGTCAATATGCAAAGCATGAGCTGTAAAGTGATTGGTAAGGGAGATAAAGAAAGAGAAGTTTATTTTTCATTTAAAGCTATGTATCATCTAAGAAAGTATTTGCTTTCTAGGAATGATAAAGAACCAGCATTAATGGCATCCATTCGAAAACCTTATAGACGGCTTTCAAAGCGTGCAATTCAGGATGAGATTAAAAAGATTGCCAAAAATGCTGGACTTGAGCACAAAGTAACAACTCACGTTTTGAGACATACCTTTGCAACCCTCACCCTGAATAATGGTGCAGATATAATAGCTGTACAAGAACTTTTAGGTCATAGCTCACCAGATACAACTCTCAGGTACGCACGTATCACTGAGGAAAGAAAACGAGATCAGCATAAAAAATATTTAGTTCAGTAAAATTCAAGTCGTCCCAAAAGGGCGGCTTTTTATTATATATGAACAACCTAGACATACAGAGATAGAGAGAGAATTTTATGTTAAAGGGGGTCATGAACATTGGAGGAGATGGACATGCCACAACGGTTAGAGAACCATGAACAGCGTATCTCACAATTAGAAACGAACTACGGCGAGGTAATTAAGGAAATATCAATCATAAAACAGGGTCAGGACCAGATTGAAAAAACCGTTTTGCAAACCTCGAATTCTCAAAAAGATATATTAGTTTCACAAAATCAAACAATGCTGCAGCATTTACTTACCATTAACCAGAAGCAAGAAGAAGTAAAAGGACAGGTGCAATTAACAAAAATCGCAGCAGAAAAGGACGTCACAGTAGCGAAGATGTCAAGTCAAGAAAAAATCCTCGTAGCTTTACTTTCAGCTCCAGGGCTATTGTTAGCAGCGTTTGAATATATACCAAAAATCATAAATTCATTTGGAGGTTGATCATATGGATAACGAAGTCATGCAACAAGTATTAATATTTACATCTCTATTGGCTCCAATTGTTGGGGGAATGGTTCAGGTGGCAAAGAAGACTGTCCCTTTACCAAACAACATTCTACCTTTACTTAGCCTAGTAATTGGGCTGGGAGTAGGTTCAGTTGCTTTTCCATTCACAGAGATGGATTTAGTTTTAAGGTTATGGGCCGGTGCGTTTGCTGGTCTTGGTGGGACAGGCCTTTATGAGTTAGTTGCCAAAAGAGAAGGAACTTCGAAATAAGCTGCCCACTGGGTGGCTTTTTATTATGAATTTAAATTAAAAGGAGACGATGGAAATGAACTTTAAAAACCTTCCACAATTAGTCGATATGAGAGGCAAATTAAAAACAAAAGGTACTTATTCAAAACGTACGAAAGCAATTACCCACCGTGTATGGCATCATTCATTAACCAAAAAGGAATTAGCCGGTTCTGATGCGGCAAGCTTTGCGGCGTACCACGTGGGCACTCTTGGGTGGCCGGGAATAGGGTATACATTTGTTATCGAACCTAAGAATATTATTAACACTCCAAACGGTAAAAGGGCTAGGATTGTATATGCTAATGACATTAACCGCCGGACCTACCATGTGGGGAATAGCAATCAATTCTCGCTTGGGATCTGTGTTGCTGGTGATTATCGGTATGATGATATGGATGATGCTACTCTTGCAAGTATCGCAGAGCTACACGCTGCACTTGTTAAAGATGGGATAGGAAAGTATGATAAAGCCCATAATGAAATGCCGGGTTATAGTTGGAAGGCTTGTTGTCAGTATAACTACAGAGATGCTTTTGATTGGAAAGGTTCAAAAACTCCAACCAAACCAGCACCAGCTCCGGATGTTTATACAATCCAAGAAGGCGACACTTTATGGAGCATTGCACATAAAGACGGAGCAGGCGGCGTTCAAGTTGAAGATTTAATTAAAGCGAATCCTGGTATCGATCCAACTAAATTAAAGATAGGTAAGAAAATTAATTTTGGAAATGCTAAAGTTGTTATCGAACAACCTGAAAATATCAAAAAACCTGATGTAAAAGTGGACGTGACACCAAAACCTATTGTTCCTTATCCTGGAATCGTTTTGAAAGAAGGCGCAAAAGGGATGAAGGTGATTGATATTAAACGGGTCCAACGAGCTGCTGGCATGCCTGAAAAAGATGTTGATGGTAAGTACGGCCCTAAAACAACAAAAGCTGTTAAAGCTTATCAGAAGAAACAAGGGTTAAGTCAAGATGGCCAAGTTGGCCCTAACACTTGGAACCGGATGTTTTAAATGAATAATTAGAAAATCAATGGAGATAATTATTATAGTACTATCCCCAATAGTACATCATTGTTAAAAGCCCTTACTCTTATTGAGTAGGGGCTTTTTTTATAATGGTTTAACCTTCTTAACTAACTCCGTAATATCAATATCTCCGTTATAAATTACCTCATCTATTCTGAAATCATCACTGGCTGCGTAGCTACTTTTAATTTGTTGAATCCATTCATAAGCAGCAATAGCAGCTGCCCAATCAGGTTCCTTTTTAAAAACTGAAGGAAGAACAGGAAAGCTTCCACTCTGCATGAATTTGGTTTCTTTTGCATGTAAGTACACCTTGATATTAATATTCATACTTCTTCCTCATATAGGTCATCCACTTTACATTCAAGTAATCTGGCTAATATATAGGCTTTATCCATTGGTATAAGGCTTTCTCCTGTTTCGTATTTCCTCAACTGTCTCACTGTAATTTTTAACTTCTCTGCTATAAATCCTTTCCTTAGTCCACTCTTTTTAATCAGCTGTTCAATATTTGATGTCAACATATTTATCACCCAATAAGTAATTCGCCGATTAGCTCCATTAACCCTTTTTTACCTTTTAAATTCAAAAAAAGTGAAATTAAAGTTCTCATAAAAGGAATAGATACAAGAACACGGCAATAACTTATATCAAGCAGGTAAGAAATTGTTCTTAACCCGAACCACTTGCTAACTAATTCAGAAGGATGTGAGAAACATGGAACTTAAAAAGATAAATCTTGTCCTTAATATTGAAGATCCAGAGCAGGCTGAACTTCATAAGTTTATTACCAAATTGCCAAATGGGAAAAAGCGTAATGCCAGCGCTTATCTTCGGATGCTTGCTGACCGGGCATATCAGGTGCATATAAAAGAAAAAACGGAGACAAAAAGTGTCATCCGTGGCACAAATGGCGGAATTAAGATTCGTTTTGATGATTAAAGGTTTTCAGCAATAAGTTTACACACTTGGATAAGGGCAAACCCAACAAATATATACGGCATGATATCACTCCTTTAATCAATATCATTCCCAGTTTGATCATGTTTTCTACTTGGAGGCGATGCACCATTTTATGGGTAGTGTTTATTGGAACGCTTGTAGGCATTGGGCTAATCGTTTACGGGGTGGGAATTGAATTAAAAAAACTCTGGAAGAGGTGGAAGTGATGGGGAAAACTGAAGTGCTTGAATGGAATAGCTTTATGAAGGGTGAATGTAAATCAAAATCAGGTTCAAAAAAGGTCATTCCTTCAATTGTTACTGGAGCGTTCTTAGTAAATAAGGCAAGTATTGTATTAGCCGCAACTTCAATAGCACCGGCAGCTGATTCAACAGGCTTAGCGAAACTGATATTTGAAATTCTTGGTATTGCTGATTATATAGCGTGGGGAGGACTGATTTTTGCTGGAGTTTCATGGATGTTTAGTAATCGAACAGTGGCTGTAGAAAGAGCTGTAGGTGTCACTGCAGGATACTTAATCATTCGTAAATCGTGGGCTTATGTTCAATTTTTGAAGGGGGTTTAAGAGATGGGTGCTAAAGATAGCCTTGTTTCAATAGCAGCTGATAAACTCGCTGATAAAATTTATGAGGGTATTCAATTTTTCTTCCATACAAAAGTAGTGGAATTAGCAAATATCCTTCCGGAACTTGCTGGATTAGGGTTAATCGTTTGTGGGGTGCTGATGATGTTTGGAGATTTGAGTACAGGATTAAAGAGGACTGGGATTGTCGCGATCGTAGGTACAGCATTGGTGGTGTTGCTGTGATGTTTGGAAGAAATAAGATAAAGAAGGTATCTTGGAATGAATTTTTCAAAGTAGAGGAAGAAGAAATGATCTTATATAGAGTTGTTCCTCACAATTCAGTCTTGAATAATCAAACTTATAAACTATGGAGAACCTTGCATGGAATATATACCAAAATGAGCGATAGAGTCACAAGGAATGGGCTTAAATTCAGGTATAGAGTCAAGGAAAGGATTTGGTTTGATGTTACATTTAGATCAATAGAAAAAGGCCTGGATCAGCAAGGGAATCCAATATTGGAAAAGAAAATTGAGTTCTATCTTGCCTGCCCATCTTACCTATCCGAACATGTTAAGCACCACTTTGAACACCATTACAAGTCAAAAAGCGCTGGAATCACGTTAGAACGGGCTGAGATAAGTGATATACAAGTACCAAAGGATCATACGGAAGTTTGTGATTTAAAACTCAGTAAGAATAACATCTTTTCAATTGATGCAGATCACGGTAAGCATAATACGCCGATATCCTTCTTGTTGAACTGTATTCACGATGTTCGAGGTAATGACATGGCTAAAATATCGATTTGTGCAGAACCCTTCAACAGAATGAAATGGAATAGTGCATCAGAAGTAGCTCATGGAAAGTTTCAAAAAGGGAAAACCCCCAAAAGAATGCGGATTAATGGAAAAAACAGCTTCACTGCTTTATTTAATGTATTGGATGTGGTTTATACATGGTTAGAGTCTTTAATGAATGATGTAATTGATATAGTGGATTCTATTGGTAGTAAAGAAAAACGCACGAATTACCATGAAAAACAAAGGTTCAAGCAATTAGCCGACTTAGAAAAAAAGAAAATAATGATTGAGGGTAAACTTTCCACTTCTACAGATCGTAAGAAAAATGCTCCAGTATTCAAAACCCACATCCGAATAGCCTCCCATTCAATAAATGATACAAGACGCGAAATGATGAAAAGATCCATAGTTACCGTCTTTGATCAGTTATCTGAGAACAATGAATTAAAAGCCATTGAGTTATCAAAAAAAGAACAACAAGCCAGCATCCAAGAAATAAATAATTTCAAACTGTCCATATATAGTAAAAGTGATACCGATACCAATATTTTCTCAAATTATGAACTTGGTAAGCTTACTCAGCTACCTACAGCCGACTTACAAAGAGAATATGAGGATTCCCTTGTATCGAATCGAAGAGTTGAAACCGAAATTCCTACTGTACTAGCAAATGATAAAGGGATTATGGTGGGTCATTCAGAACAAAAGGGCGTAAAAACCCCGATATCTATCCCATTAAGTAATCTTGATGAGACATTTAGAAGTTATGGTTTTGTCGGCAGTCCTCGAATGGGGAAAGATACCTTAATGAAAAATATGATTGTGGAAGGAAGCTTGAAGCATGGAATAAGTACAGTTCTTATTGATTCCATCATGGAAGATGGGGAAAGAGGATTAGCTGATGGGGTCAGGGATGCTTTACCACCGGCAAACATTATAGATATCGATTTAAGTGATGAAGAGTATTTCCCTCCTATGGACCTAACTGAAATTGTTAAGAAATTAGGGGAGCGACGAGGTGCTGATCGCTTTGCCAATGAGTTAATTGATTTCTTTGGTGATATAGGAGAGATGGGGCAATCAAGAGCTATTTTAAGGACATTTGCCAAAGCTAGTCAGGGAAGTATTTATAACATTAAACTGTTGATGGAAAATGAGGATATTCGATTAAAGCGTATTAAAGAAATACGAAAAAAAGGTCAAGAACGTTTGGCGAAAGAATTGGATAAATGGACCACTACCTATAAAGTTAAACGTGATAAAGAAGGAAACCCTTTGGATATTGTTGTGGATAAAGACGGGCAAAAATCTCTTGAGGGAAAAGCAGGCCCTATTCTATATAGACTTGAGGAGTTTTTAGGTACGGAAGCGACATTTAATATCTTTGCACAGGATCCCCATCCTGATTTGGATTTTGAAAAATGGATGAAAGAAGGGAAGGTGATTATTCTTCGGATTCCAAACAGGAAACTGGGACCATTACCAACCAAGACATTAGCTCATTGGATTACATTAAAAGTGTTTATGACTAAAATGTTAATGGATCCTAATTCAGCTAAGACATTCATTGTTTTTAATGAACCTCATCAGTATCTCACGGAAGGTTTGAAAAATCTCATGCAGCGTATTTTACTTGAAGGTCCTAAGTGGAGATTAGCAGGATTGTTTGCTTTCCATCACTTCAAGTTACTGAAATATGGATTAGATGAAGATATTCGTGCAGCTGGAATCAATTGGTTCTTATTTGCGAACGATAATAAAAAGGTATATGAGGATATAGCGGAACAATTAAAGCCAACATTTGATGTAGAAACAGCTATGGAGACCGAAGCATATCACGCCATTGTTATTTCTAGATTTAACGGCAGAAGGCAAAGTCCTTTTTTAATGAAAGCATTGGATCCTCCTTCACAGAGATATCTTGAATATGATAATTCCCTTTTAACAAAACGTCATTCTAGACAATTCGGGCGCCACTGGAAAGAAATTGAAAAGATGATTGTTAAAAAAGAAAGTGCCTGA